TTACTTGTCTTTGTATATGAATCTATGAGTTAGCCCATTTTTGAATGTAATAGCAGTAATCTTTCCGTCGGCTGTGTAGATGGAGTCGAGAATAGTTTCCATATATGCTTTTAAAATGTCTGGATCCACAGTGCTGACCAGTTTTTTGAAATAGATATATTTTTTATTTTTTAATTCTTTTTGAATCAGTAAATGACTGGCTTGTTTAATAAATTCCTCATCTGAAAGGAAGGAGGCTTGATCTTGCGTCATAAGCCCCAATTGCCTGTTGATATTATCTAAATGAGATGAGATTTCACTTTTCCGAATGATAAAATCTTTTTCCGACATGGAAGTCTCAGAATATAAATAAAGGTTCTGTAAACGCTGGAGTGCTCGCTCCTGCTTTTCTTTTTCTTTTCTGAGTTTTGAAAGTTCCGGATCAACAGCTGCCTTTTTCTTTCGTGGGCTCTTGACTGAAAAAATATAAGATCTGTCAGAACCATATCTTGACAGGAGATTAAAAAAGCTATTAAGCCCATTTTCTTCAACAGAAGATACTTCGGAGAAAACAGATCCGGATAAAAGAGCAACGTTCAATTCATCTGGCGTATTTATTGTAGAAAATGTTTTCTTGGCGTTGAGCATATTCAGAATGTAATTGATAACGAATTCACCTATGACGATATCATTTACAGTAGGATTATTACATTTTTTAGTGTTGCGTCTTAAAGGACAACCGTAGTTTGAAGTACGATATCCATCAACATGAAGTCTGCCAGGGGTAGACACCATCTTACTGCCGCATTTATCACAATACATAATTCCTTGGAAGATATGTGTTTTTGTAGAAAGATGAACCCTTCCTGGAAGATTGTCCATATTTCGTTTGTTAGATTTCATAATACTTCTCATTGCTTGATGCTCTTCCAGTGTAAATATTGCCGGATGGTGATTTTGAATCATAACCCATTCTTCTTCTGGGTTGATTGTTCTGCTTTCTACTCCCTTATATCGATTATATCGGTAGATTCCTGCATAAAAAGGGCTTGAGGCGATGATCCATACTGAATGAGGGGACCAGCTTACCCCAGCCCGTGTTTTATATCCTTTTTCGTTCAAAGCTCTGCTGACATAAGCAAGTGACCGATTAAGCAGATAAAGATCTTTTAATTCACGGCAAATGGAGGCTTCGTCTTCGCGTATGGAAAAGACTTTTTCTTTAGGATCATAACTATATCCAAAAGGAATGCGTCCACCGTTCCATTGGCCACTGTTAGCTCTTGATATCATAGTTGCTGTTACACGCTCAGATGTCATGTTTCTTTCCAGCTCGGCAAAAACCAATATGATTTTCAACATGGCTTCTCCGATTGCAGTTGAGGTATCAAATTGTTCGTTCTTACTTACAAAGGTTACACGTAGCGAACGCAGCTCCTCATACATTTCCGCAAAGTCCAATAGATTTCTGGATACCCTGTCTATTTTCCAAACCAGAACATGAGTGAATTCGCCCTTTCGGATTCTCCCCATCATATTCTGAAATGCTGGTCTGTCTGTATTTTTTCCAGAATACCCTGCATCTTCAAAAATTTCATAATTATCGGTTCCGAGGATAAGCTGGCAGTATGCAATTAAATCCTTTTTCTGCATGGGAATAGAGTCTTTGTCTACCTGATGAATGGTAGAAACTCGAATATATATAGCGACTTTTGTTTCGCGTACAGACGGCGTGTTGCCGATTAGATTAGTTCTCTTTCGTGCCATATGGATGCTCCTTTGTTGGAATATATGTAATATCTGTTTGACAAAAAGTATATGAATAGATATAATGTACTTAACAAGAGAACCGTTGGTCAGTGCACACCTGACCGCCGGATAGAGTAGTAACTAAAAAATAGCGCTTTACTTTACCAGAGCAGGGGCGCTATTTTTTATGCATTAAATTGATAACAAGAGTTACAACTGCACAAAGCATAATTACAAAGGTAAAAAGATCTCCATATGTAACCATCAGCACCAGCCTCCTTTCACATAAGTGTCCGGCGGCTGACATAACACCCCAACGGTTCCCCAGTTAAATATACTATTCTGTTTTTTCTTCTTCCATCTTCTCCATCATTCCCAAAAAGATACGTTTTCCCTTCTTGGATAACTGACGGTACCGCAGGATGATATCCTGTTCGTCTTCTGAAGCAATGGCACAGCTGTATTCAGAATTCCCTACTAAATAATCTATGGAAGTATCAAGGGCTTTAGAGAGCCTGCCGGCAACATCTATCCCTGGGATAACTGTTCCTGTCATGATATCCTCAAAGGAATCTTCGGGAATTTCTGATTTAGTGATCAGATCGGACGGGTTCAGCTGCAACTGATCCATCCGGTCTTTTATTTTTGCAGAAAGAGCAGGAGCTTCTTTTTGCTCTGTTGTAGAATATTTTTCAGTGGTCCGGCCAAGAAGATAATCTGCCGGCACACCAAAATATTTTGCGCATCGATTAACTAATTCAGTTGATGGCTTAGTATAGCCTCTCTCAATATTCGAGATTACCTGGCTGGAAACTGCTACAGCTTTTCCGAGCTCAGACTGAAGCAAATCAGCTTCAGTCCGCAATTCTTTGATTCTTTTGCCGATTGTCATAAAGAAATACCTTTTTATAATCCAGAAACATCTTTCTTATTTTTCTCACGATCAGCGGCTTCTGAGGCAATATTTTCTGCATCGACAGCAGCCTGCATTTCATCCAGTTTTTCATCCGCACCTGCAGCTATATATCCTAAGGTTACATATTTATAATCTTTGTTTTTTCCTCCTAACAGGAGACGAATCTGATTATTGTCTGCATCGGTCCATGTGGAGGTTGTGAAATAATCGTCATCACTATTGATTGCACCATCTCCATACAGAGATTGCAATTTTTGAAGCAGATCGTTATAAACACCCTCGCCATCTGCATAATCGTAAGACTCAAAAGTGTACCATCCGAAATAGAATTGAGCAGAATCTTTGTCTTTGTTGATACTACCGTCATCGTTGAGAGTATAAATATAGCATGCTTCAGTTTCACTTGGAGTATATCCGGCAACTTTAAGACCTGAGTATCTTACAACGGTTCCTCCACCTTCAACTCGATCTTTGGCTCCTGTTGAATTTGCATAATCTATCCCGCTCATTCGCAAGATATTATCTTCAAACGCAGCAGTTTGGATTTCTGCGCCTTCGGCAACTAATTGTTTTTCTGCATCTGTTTTTGTGTCCCACCATTGAATATCACGAAATGTGAATGTAGATTTTTCATCAGATGTTTGTTCTGCTGAAGGTTCAGAATCTGAAGAAGCAAGAACAAAAGAGGCTTGTGAACCAGTAATAGAAATAGTTGCTGCTAATAAAACAATAAATAATCTCTTTTTCATAATTTTATAATCCTTTCTTGCTCCGGTACCACGCGAAGCTTATTATTTTGCTTTCTTAAGAGGCTGCCCTTCTGTGTTCGGCGATATATTTATACTTTCGATAGATAGTTTTTCAGCCCTGTCACGAATATTGGCTTTATAAGGTTGAATACAGTCTCTATAATTTAAGAGCAACTCGACTTCGTCCGTCGTAAGATTAATGTTTGGAAAATCAGTTTTTCCGAGTAAAAAGTCAACTGATACTTCGAAGCCATACGATATACGCAATAATTCGGATAAAGTAGGCATTCTATTAAATCGGATTTCTGTATAGACTTCCTGTGACAAACCTAGTTTTTCAGTTACGTTTTCATATGTAATACCATTTTTTATACAACATTCTTCTAAGCGGGAGTGAAAATAACCGTCACTTTCCACAAAAGAACTTGTTAGTATTTGACCAGAACTTTCTATATTCTTATTAACTCTGGTTAATATCTCTGCGCCAGTAAGGTAGTCAATACTATATCCAGTTAATTCCGAAATTTTTCGAAGTAGTTCTAAAGATGGTGTATAGATGCCAAACTCAATTTGCGACAATAAATCTTTACTGACTCCAATCTTTTTTGAAAAATCGGATATAGATATATCGTTCGTTCTACGATAGTCACTTAAAATTTTCCCAAACCTATTTTCGATATGTGGGGATCTCCATCCTAAGTCCTCATCAGGATATCTTTTGTCTGATAATCCTAATAGATAGTCAGAAGATACATTAAAAATTTGAACTAATTTTACTATTATATCTAATGGCGGGACACGTTCTCCTTTTTCATAAAATGAAATCATTTTGGGTGTTAGACCTATTTTAGCTGCCAACTCACGTTGAGTATAATTGTTTTCTATACGTAAGTCCTTAATTCTACTTTCTATTCCCATTGTACACCTCCAATAAAATTATACCAAAAAAAGGGTTGACAATAAACTAAAGGTACTGTACTATTAGTACATAAATAAAAAGTACCAATAGTACTTGGAAAGGAGAATGATATGAATAAAATGAAGGAATACAGGCAAAACAAGAATATGTCCTTTTTAGATTTATCGTTAAAAACCGGAATATCTGAGCGATATTTGCGTTTTATCGAAAAAGGTGATCGTACTCCGTCATTAAAAACTGCGAATATCATCGCATCTGCATTAAATGCCACAGTAGATAAAATTTTTTTATAACAAAACAGTACTTTTAGTACATAACCATTATAAAATTCTGAGGTCAAAAAGAAAATGTCTAAATTTGCTACGAAAGCGGCCGGCAATATGTTTTGCCAGGCACGATACGAGGCGGCAAAGTTCAATGAACGATTAAGTAGCCGCGAAGGAGCTGCTGAGGAACTTGGTGTTGACCGGACAAGGCTTGCACGAATAGAACTTGGCAGTGTTACCCCTTATCCAGAGGAAGTGCTTCTGATGGCGGATATCTATAGAGCCCCTGAATTGAAAGGTAATTATTGCCGGGAAATGTGCCCTCTGGGAAAAGGAATGCCAAAGATTGAGAATCAGGATATTGATAGGATTGCACTCAGGGCGTTGTGCTCATTCCGGAAGATCAACGAAGCCAAAGAACTCCTGCTGGATATTACGGCAGATGGAGTTATTACAGAGGATGAAAAGCCAGATTTAGAGAAAATCATAAACACCTTGAATGAGGTTAATGAGGTAACTCAAAATTTGAAAAACTGGATTGAAAAATCTTTGAAATGAGGGGAGGAGGTTTAATGCAGAAGAAATTATCTCCCTGGTGCAAGAAAGCCAAGATAGCAATGATTCAGAATGATATCTCTGTTAATGATCTGGCCGAAGAACTTGGCTGTTCCAGATGCTATCTTTCGTCAACTTTAAATGGAAAGAAGACCAGCATAGAAATCAGAAGAAGAATCAGCGATTATCTTAATATTTCGGATTCGGATAATTAAAAGGAAGTGTTTTGATGGACCTTAAAGAAAAATTAAAAGAAATATTAAAAAAGAACTATGGAATTACATCAGACGCAGAGCTTCTGGAGGAACTGAACAATATGGAAAGTGTTGATCTTGGAATTTTTGTAACCCAGATTGATGCAGAGAAGACAGCATAGATGAAGGAGGTGCGAAATTGTTTACAACAGAAGATATGAAGAAATATCATACAACAGCTGAGAGAATTTTAAATGCGCTGGATAACAGTTCGGTGCCGATCAGCTGGCATGAAATGGACAGATGCGCATTACAGAGCGTTATCGCCAAAGAATTGATCTTAATTGATAAGGAGGCAAGATAATGGATGTACGCAAAGTGCAAGATGTGCGAAAGAATGTGGAACATCAGTACATTACAGAAGATTCCAAAACACGGATATATCTGTCCGTGGTGCGAGAATTTAATGAGAAGGAGTATGAGAAATATTCAAAAAAAAAGAAAAGAGCGAAAATAAAAAAGAGAATTCGCTTCTTGAAAAGGTTGATGGTTTACATCGTTCCTACAGCAGTCAGCCTTATCTTCTTCGGATATCTGAGCGATATGCTTTGCGCAATAAGGGGAAGCGCAGAACTCGGATCCGAATGGATAGCAATCCCGCTCATGTGGGTGTGGGTATACGCATTGACCAGATTCGCTGTAGGAGATGCATATTAAAAGCCCCAGATGCTTAAAGGAGATATGAAGTGTAGACGGCACTCATAAATCCGCATCCGAGGCTTTTGGGTCAGAACTTTAAAAAACAGGTTGGGCCTCATTTTTTAAAGAACACCGTCATTTTATCACAGATTTAGGAGGTAATCAAGTACATGCAGGAAATTTCAGGAAGCTTGTCAGATGTTATAAGAGCATACAGTGATCATAACTTGCTTGTCCCTGCGGCAACAGATGTGCAGCTGAATCCTTTCTATAAATATCATGTAGAGGAAGTCGCAGTTGATTTGAGCGAAAATAGCGGTGACATTTACAAAGTCAACAGAATTCCTACTGGAAAGAAAGATGGAAAAGGAAAAGAAATCTGGCAGGATACATATTCGTTATCCAAGCCGCTTCTTAACAAACTGGCAATGGCAGCTGGTATTCAATTTAATCCACAACAGACCTACGGAAGAAAAATTGATGCGACCACATATCGGGCACAGGCTCAGGGTGCAATGCGAAAGGCAGACGGAACGTATAGATCAGAGGTTGATCAAAGAGAAATTTGCCTTGAAGATGAAGAAGATAGATTTCGTAGAGAATCCACGGATAAAGCAGTTAGGGGAATTACAGATAAGAAAGCGGCAGAAGAGGCGGCTAAGATATTTGCAGGAAAGTGGATTGACGATACAGATAAATGGGGAAATCACATAAAGGCGTATGTTATTGCCGAAAAAGATAGGGAACGATACATAGAACGTTATGTAAAAGTAAATATGGCCCTGTTAAGAAAATCTTGGGCTGAAAAAGCGCTGACCGGAGCCAAACTTAGAGTCATCAGAGCATTACTGGGAATCAAAAGCTGCTATACGATAGACGAATTAAAGAAGAATTTCGCGATCCCAACAGTAATATTCTCTCCGGATTATTCAGATCCACAGGTCCGGCAGGCAATGCTGATGCAGGGTATGAATTCTGTAAACAATATGTTCGGAATGCCTCAGATTGAGGTTAAGAATGTAGATTTTGCCACAGATAGCAATATTATCGATGAAGGTGACTTGGACAATCCGGCGTTTACTTCGGAACTTCCGGATGAAGATATGGGCGAAATTCAACAGGAAGCATTTGCCCAGCCCGAACAGGAAAAGCCGAATGAACCGGATCCGCAACCAGAGGAAGACAGAACTGCAGATTTTCAGTGCTCCAGATGCGGTACGATCATAAATGAAAAGGTTTATGAGTATTCAATCAATAAATTTGGTGAACCATTGTGTATCAAATGCCAGAGAGGAGGCGGACGCAGATGAAAATATTACATACAGCTGACTGGCATATTGGCCAGTTTAAAGGTCCTGTAGTGGACGGGGTAAATCTCCGTTCACAGGATACAGTAAATTGTCTTAATTATATGATTAAGGTTGCAGAAGAAGAGAAACCAGACATTGTTTGCGTTTCTGGTGATGTTTTCCATCAGGAGCAGATAGGTCCGGTAAGATATTCGGACGAAATGATTGTTGCAACAGACACGATCACAAAATTGGCAGGTGTTGCGAAAGCAGTAATCGTAATGAGAGGAACGCCGAATCATGATGGAGGTGGACAATTCAGAGTTTTGAGCAAGATGTTTGCAAATACTGGAAATGTACATATAGTAACATCGCCAACTGTACTCCGTACTCCATATGCTGATATAGCCTGCATTCCGGGATTTGATAAGCAGGAGTTCAGATCAAGATTCCCTGGTCTGTCTGCAGATGAAGAAAACGAAGCATGGACAAGTTACATATCCAGTATGGTAATGGGGCTTCGAGCTGAATGCCATAAAACATCTATCCTGATGGCACATTATACCGTACCTGGTTGCAATATGGAATCCGGCCAGACTTCATTCTTTACAAATTTTGAACCGGTTATTCCGAGAGAAGCATTGGAAGCTGCTGGGTATGAAGCAGTGCTCCTGGGACACATACACCGCCCGCAGATACTTAATGGTCTGCATAATGTATTTTACTCCGGGGCTATTAATGCTATGAATTTCAATGATGAAGGACAGGAGAGAGGTTTTTGGATTCACGAGTTCAGTGATACAGGAAAGCTGACGAAAGGACATAATTGCATCACACCATACAGACGGTTCTATACAATCACATGGGATACAGAAGAAGTGGAAGCTTATATCCGAGAGGGAGTGATGTATCTTCATAGATTGGGATTTCCGGAAGATGTGACAGATAAGATTGTTCGAGTGCGGTATTCCTGTACATCCGAACAGAAGAAACAGTTAAATATTCCTGCACTGCAGAAAGATCTGTATGAACTGGGAGCGTTTTATGTAGCTGATATTGAGGCAGAGAATGCTATTGATGTTACGAACAGAGGGTTGCTCTCAGAGGAAAGCGACCCGACTTTAAATCTCAAGAAGTATCTGGAAGAAAAATGCTTCAAGAATCCGGATAAGATCGTAGAACTGGCAGAACCGATTATTGCGGAAGCAATGAAACAGAGCACAACTGCAGAGATTCACGGAGTATTTCGACCGATTTCAATAGCTGTCCGTAATTACAGAAATTATAAAGAAGAAAAATTTGATTTTGCTGATATATCTTTCTGTACGATCAACGGTGTAAATGGAGCAGGAAAGAGCAGCTTATTCATGGATGCGATTGTTGACTGCCTGTTTGAAGAAACTCGAGAGGGAGACAACAAAGCGTGGATCCGCGGTACAGAAGATGCAAGAAGCGGTTCTATAGAATTTGTATTTGACATTGGAGATAAGAGATTCAGGGTCGTACGTACAAGAACTAAGTCAGGAAAACCGACGTTGAACCTGTCTCAGTATGAAGAAAATGAATGGCGAAACATCTCAAAGGAGCGAATTGCTGATACTCAGGCAGAGATAGAGAAGCTTCTCGGTATGGACAGCATGACATTCCGAAGTTGCGCTTTAATCATGCAGGACCAGTACGGATTATTCTTGCAGGCTAAAAAGGACGAACGTATGGCAATACTTGCGAAACTGCTTGGTCTTGGAATCTATGGAGTTATGGAACTGGATTCAAAAAAGAAACTCTCCGAACAGAGAAAAGAGCTGGCTTCGAAAAAAGAAGCTGTCAGAATCAAAACGGATTTTATCAAATCCAAAGGAGATCCGGAATCTGAACTGCAGAAAGCAGAGGAAGATATTCAGCAGCTTAATAAAGATATTGAGGATTTAAGAGATACTCAAGGACAGTTGCTGAATAAACATACTCAGATTGCAAAAGCAGAGCAGGAGTGCCGCAAAGCTTCGGAAGAATTGGATGATTGTCATAAGAGACGCAGATCCATTTCAGATGAAATCTCAAGTAAGACGCAGATTTTAGAAAGCTGTAATGTCGCATTGGAATCAGCGAATGAGATCAGAGAAAAAGCCGCCGAATATAAACAGTTGTCCGAACAGATCATAGAGCTGGAGAAAGACGTTCTTAATCATGACAATACAAAAAGAAATCTTGCTGGGTATAATGCTGACATCCAGAATTGCCAGAATATCATAAACGATGCAAAGCGTCGAAATAACGACATTGCGAATCTTATTGAACAGCTTAAAGCAGAACTTCCGGATAATTTGGAAGAAAAACTGACGGAGCTGGCTCAGGTGAGGATACAATGCGAGGAACTGCAGGAAAAAAGATATTTGGTTTCTGTTGCGGAGCAGGAACTGCAACAGATAAGAGCAACGTATTCTCAGCGTATATCAGAAGCAGAGAACAGGCGGAAATATCGTTTGGACAGAATTTCCGAGATAAGACAGCAGGAGGAATTTATGAAGAATTCCGGTTGCCCTGATATAGATGGAGCAAGCTGCAGGTTTCTCGCAAAAGCAATCGATGATGTAAAGAGTTTACCAGAAGAAGCGGACCATCTGGAAAAATGCGAGGAAGAAATAGTAGCATTGAGGACCAAACGAGACGAAGAAATATCCAAAAAACAGGATGAAATTTGTATTATCGGATATGATGCTGAAAGATTAGATCTTTTGACAACAAAAGCAAGTATGCTTATGAAATATGAAAACCTGAAAAAGGATGTCGAGAAAAAGAAACTTGAAATCGCCCGTTTAGAGACAGAAAAGGACACCAACAGTAAAACGATAGGGCAGTATGAAGAAAGCCTCTTAGAGCTCAATATAAAGGCCCAGAAAGCAACTGATATTGTTGATATGTTATCTGATTCCGTTATTAAGTACGATGATGCTGTATGTAAAAGAAATTCGGTGGCACATTTTGCAGACCAGGAAAAGGAACTTCCGGTGTATGAAGAAAGAAAACAGCATATTGACAAGAGACTTACTGAATTATATCAGGAGCGGAGCGAGGAAGATGCCAACGAACTTGTTTTATATAACAATCTTCGTGAAGCGGAAATAGAACTGGAAGAACTAAGAAAAGATATTGAAGGCAGTGAAGCTCTTGAAGAGGTTGAGAGAAGATTAAAATCTGCAAAAGAAACTCTGGAAAAAGCGCAGATTCAAAAAGGCGTACTGACACAGAGAGTTGAAGATGTTGAGGCGATGCGTTCTGAAATAGCTCTTTTGAATAAAGGTATTGCTGTTGCGGCTGAGAAAGCTGATTGCTACGAGGCTTTGAAACAGGCATTTTCGCAGGATGGCGTTCCACATCAGATCATCCGAAATATTATTCCTCACATTACTGATACTGCAAACAATATCCTTGGATCTATGACAGGCGGAACTATGGGAGTGGAATTTGTGATGGAACGTACCGTCAAAGGTAAAGACGGTGACAGAGCTACCCTGGATGTACTAATCAATGAGTACGGAAGGACAACTCTCCCATATGCTTCAAAATCCGGAGGAGAAAAGGTAAAGGCTTCACTTGCCATTATCCTTGCACTGTCTGAGATTAAAGCAACCTCTGCAGGTATCCAGCTTGGAATGCTGTTTATAGATGAACCTCCATTTCTTGATGATGATGGCACCCAGGCCTATGTAGATGCACTGGAAACAATCAGACAGAGATATCCAGATGTAAAGATCATGGCGATTACCCATGATGATGCTATGAAAGCCCGATTCAACCAGTCTGTAACGGTAATCAAAACAGAAGACGGCTCCAAGGTTATTTACTAAGGAGGCACGTATGGGCAAAAGATACTATTGGCTTAAGCTGCCGGATGATTTCTTCCGGCAGAAGCCTATCAAAAAGCTTCGTAAGATCGCAGGAGGCGATACATACACAATTATCTATCTCAAGATGTTGCTGATATCCCTGAAAAATGAGGGAAAACTCTTCTTCGATGGAGTAGAAGAGAATTTTGCGGAAGAAGTTGCACTTGAACTGGACGAAGAAGAGGAAAATGTAAAAGTTACAGTTCGGTTCCTCATGGCACAAGGGCTCCTGCAATTGATAGACGAAAGTGAATATGAACTTACAGAATGCTCCAGAATGGTAGGATCTGAAAGCGCAAGTGCTGAAAGAATGAGACGTCTTAGAGATAAAAAAGCGTCACAATGTGACATTGGTGTGACGCAACAGTTACACCTCAGTGACGTAGAGAAAGAGATAGAGATAGAGAAAGATAAAGAGATAGAGAATAAATACATTTGCCCGGAGGTGAACTCCGGACAGCCGCAACCGAAGGTGGAGATAGAGCCAGTTGCGGAGAACAGGACGAAGGTGGAGATAGAGCCATCCTGTTCAAAGGCTGAGTTGAAGGTGGAGACAGAGCCGGCTCAGGCGGATGTATTTATCAAACTGCCGTTGATCAATGGGGATGATTACCTGGTGACAAAAGAATATGTCAAAGAGCTTAAAGAACTATATCCGGCAGTTGATGTTGAACAGGCATTGCGCAGTATGCGAGGATGGTTGGATTCAAACCCGAAAAATAAAAAGACTCCGAGGGGGATTAAGAGATTTATTACAGGCTGGATATCCAGAGATCAGGACAAAGCGCCTCGTGTGCCAGATAAGCCAAAGCCTGTTTCTCAAAACCGCTTTAATAATTTTCACCAGAGAGATTATGACTTTGCAGAGTATGAAAGGCAGTTGTTGAAACGTGAATGAAGAAAAGATTACAGGTACTGAAAAAGAATTTTTGAATGTATTCAAACAGCTTTGCATCAGCAGAAGTTCATGGCAAGTCTGGGCCGATCTTATGGCGGCAATGGCCTGCACACTGGCGAATTCAGTCAATAAAACACTCCCGGCATATGCAGAGCGGGAAAAAGAGTACACGGAGTGTATTGAACGTCTTGGCGGAGTAGAGAAACCGGCAAAGTGTTTTGCGATTGTCGTAGAGGCGCTGGAAAGAAATCCAGATCAGGATTTCCTCGGAAGATTGTATATGAGTCTCGAACTTGGAAATCACTGGAAAGGACAGTTTTTTACACCGTATGATGTCTGCAGATGCATGGCAGAGATAACGATACAGGACAATATACAAAACCTGCAGAACAAAGAGTGGGTATCTGTTAATGATCCTGCCTGCGGAGCCGGAGCAACACTTATAGCAGCGGCGAATACATTTCGCCGGAAAGGATTTAATTACCAGACCCAGGTGCTGTTTGTTGCAAATGATATCGATCGGGTAACTGCGCAAATGTGTTTTATACAGCTGTCGCTTCTTGGTTGCCCAGGATATGTAGCAGTTGCAAACACACTATCAAATCCAGTGGCAGGCAATGTGCTTATGCCGGAGGAAAGACCTGGACAGGAATTCTGGTATACACCGTTTTATTTCAGGAAAGAGTGGAGCATGAGACGGCAGCTTCAGATATTTGAACGGCAGTTTGGGGCTTTGTTTAAACCAAAGCTGGAACCCAAAGTTGAAAATATAATATTTCATTTCGATTTTGAAAAAGGAGAGTACAAATGTCAGAACAGTTAAAACAGGAATTGGATACTACTGAAATCGACCGTTTAGAGACGAAAACGGACATAGACAGTAAAACGATAGGGCAGGACGAAACAGAACTGCCAGAGGGCAAATTAGAGGACGAGAGCGGCAATGAATCAAAGGAAGAGGATACAGTCCCAATGGGAAAAGCTTCTCTGGCCGACATTGTTTCCGGACTTCCGGCTCCGACGGAAGAAGAAATCAAAGCGGCAGAAGTTGAAAATGCAAAGTCGGTAAAGCAGAAAGCAAAAGAAAAACTGGAAACTGAAAAGAAAAAGGCTACTCAGAAGAATTTTGCAGATCCGATAATTACTTATTTGCTGAAACGCTGTGAAGAAGACCAGGGACTTGCAGAGGATGTAATGCAGGATGGAAAGACTTGGAACAAATGTTTTGACTACATTGTCAATCAGGCCAGAAAACAATCTAATGGCAAAAGCACAGCTGTTGAAGATCGTGTTGTGTACGAATGGGCTGAGGATTACTACCACAAAGAGGAAAAACCTGAACCAGACAAGAGAGCAGGCGCGTCAAAACCGACTAAGAGGAAAAATGCCAAAGCTGCATCTAAGAAGCAGAAAGGCGAACCAGAAAAAGCTAAAGAAGTAACAACGTCTGTTCCAGAGCCGGCCCCTGAAAGAAAAGAAGTGGTTAAGCCAGAAAAGAAAGAAAAACCAAAGAAAAAAGAAACAGCAGACAAGCCATCTATGGATGGTCAGATGTCCCTGTTCGATCTTCTGTAGGAGGCGCCGAGATGGATAAAAGAAAATTATCAAAAATACCACAGGAAACAGCTTCTGATGAAATGCTCAAGTTTGCTGAAAGAGCAACAGGTACACATATTGTTACATGCACAGAAATTGAGAAAGATCTTCTGATGCTGATGTTTTATCCGGTTAAGGGCCTGAAAAAAGGAAAACGTGAAGCACGAATCCGAACATTTTTTTCAAAGACTGACTATATAACACAAGACCTGTCTGTGAGCAAAGTGAAATGGTTGACTGCGGCACTTGACAGAATGGACTGCATTGGCGAGTTCTATGAATATCATTACGATTGGGATACGGAAAAAAGAACATATATTCCTAAAATGTTCTTCTGGACTGATGGCGATCTTGAAAGAGTGAAAAACTTTTTTAAAGAGTGGGCTTATGAGAATGATGAATTGGAGTGGACTGCGGTAAATCGTTTTCAGGAAATGATCAAACAACAACGGTTGGATGAAAAACACGCTAAAGAGACAAATCCTATCGACAAAGTAATGGAAACAGTTAAAGAAGTGCCGGAAAGCTTCAAGAAATGGACATCAGAAAAAGCAATGTCATTTAGTAGATATCTGGTTTATTCAGCAAATTCTAAAAAGACAGCAGTAGTGCATTGTACACATTGTAAAGGCACCACGATAGTAGATCGAACCAAGATTCGCCTTAGAAATAACGAAAAGGGAACCTGCCCGCTTTGTGGAAGCCAGGTCACTATTAAGGCAAAAGGGAGAATGCCAAGAATTTGCGACGAGAGAACGGTATCTTTCATTGAACCAAGAGAAGATGGCTTTTTGTGGAGATATTTCAGAATAAGAAGATGGATAGGAGATAAAGGGACTGATGTACAAGATCATTTATATGAGATTGTGAGAACATTTTATAAGTTTGCTCCAGACGGAACTCCCTGCACTAATAGCTATGAATGGCGTGAATATAAACAGAGCGGACATATACGATGGTGCCCGAATGAGGGATTTATAAATTATATGGATTGTATCTTATATCCTGATAATCTTCCAGAAGCATGGAAGAAAACACCGATGAAATATTCGGCACTGGAAATCCTGTCAAAAAACAAACCGACGACACAAATTTATTATCCGAAAGCTGTTCAGAAATATAAAGATTTTCCACAGCTTGAATGGTTTATAAAAATGGGACTATATAATCTGGCGTTATATCTGATCAATGATGTGTATGGTCATGCGTTTGTAAATCGTGATTTCCATAGAACCAGAGGAATTTACAAAAAAGGAAAGACGATATTTGAAATCTTAGGGCTCACAAAAGAAAATACCAGAATATTACAGAAGCTGGATGGGGATATAGATGAGCTGAGACTATTGCAGGAAGCGCAGGACTCAGGATACAACTTAAAAGCAGATGAATTGGAACGGTTTTATAAGATATTTGGATGCAACACGACACTGATAAGAAAAGAAAACCGGAAAGCCAGCATTCATAAGATCTGCAGGTACATAGAACGTGAAGGTACAGAATACAGAGTAGGAGACCAAGGAAATTGCTGGCAATATTCTTATATGCGCCATAAGGAAAGACCGGACGTCAGAGAAGAGAGAATTCAAAACTGCGCAAAGGACTGGTTGGACTATCTGAACTGGTGCAAAGAACTGAAATACGACCTCAACAATATGTTCTTCTATTTTCCGAAGAATTTCAAGAAAGTTCATGATCGGACAGCGGCTGAATATCAGGCATTACAGGATAAAAAAGCAACAGAAGAGAAACGCCGGGAGGAAGAACGTGTAAAACGAGAAGCAGAGGTTATGAAAAAGCTTCTGGATGAAATGCTCAAAGAGAATGCTGGCATAGATAATGCTTTCCTGATAAAAGGAAAAGAATTGATATTGAGAGTGCCAAGAGATGCGCAGGAAATCAAGAATGAAGGAGCTGCACTTCACCATTGCGTTGGAACCTATGTTAACCGAGTAGCCAAAGGGCAGACCCACATCTTCTTTGTGCGCAGAGTGGAAGAACCTGATACGCCATATTTCACAATGGAATATAACAAAGGTCGAGTGATTCAGTGTAGAGGAAGCCATAACTGCGAAATGCCGCAATCGGTAAAAACTTTCGTAGCTGCATTCGAGAAGTTGATGAAAGAGCGGGAAGAAAAAATGGAAAGGAAGTGTGGGTAATGGCAAAGCAGATTATCAGAAGCATCAGAAAAGGTTCTGTGCAGTGGAATGAAGAGGACAGACTGCAGATGGTTTCCATGCTGGCGAAAGCAGGGTATGCAGTGCAGGTTGTGAGAAAAGAAGTTCCGGCCGGAGAGACCAGAAAAACAACCCAGTATGAATATGTGATTGAGTACGGAGAGAGGGTGGAGTAATGATTGCTATGAAACCTGTATCAAAAACAGGAATTGTTATTCGATACAATTTCGTGAAGTTGGAACATGAATACCATTATTGCCCGGCTTGCGGTGGTACGTTGAATGCTGGACCAGATTACTACCCTGATTTTTGCGAGAAGTGCGGACAGGCACTTGATTTTTCCGGAACAGAATGGAAAGAAGATAGACAGATAGGGTTCGTAGAACCAGAAGCCGTGTAAGAAAGGAGATAGAATGGCTAAGAAAAGTTGCAGAAGAACAATGGATGAAAATAAAATCCATGAGAAAGCAGTAAAAATGAGAAAAAAGACAGATGAACAGCTGGTTCATTATGTGGAAGACAGAGTGGAGAAAGCCAGAAGCGAAGGATTCAACGAAGGCAAGGCTTTAGCTAAAAATACAACAAAGGAGTTTATTGTATTGCTTCAGCAGAATAAGATTCCGGGAATCGGAGCGGTAACGATCAATAAGCTGTTGAAAGTGACAGGTGAGCATGGATACTTATAATCGTTCAATCAGAGGGCTTAAAAGCAGATCAAACGGCGAATATTTTGAAAGAATGATTATTGCAGCTTCCCGGTTCTATGAGGACCGGGGGATAGCTGTTATAGATAAAACCCCTGAAGCTTTTAAAGTGATCAAGCCGTATAACAGAGACAGAGGCCAGTTCATATGTTGTTTTACACAACAGGCTCAACCGGATTTTAAAGGCGCCCTGATGGACTCTACAATGGTTCTGTTTGATGCGAAACATACAGATAAAGGCCAGATCAGTCGGAATGTTGTGACAGAAGAGCAGGAGGAATGCTTTGAACGTTACATGAAGATGGGGGCCATGTGCTTCTTGGTAATATCCCTCGAATTCGAGGAGTTTTACAGGGTTCCATGGATTGTATTCAGAGACATGAAAAAAATCTACGGACATAAGTATATGAATCGTGAGGAACTGGCGCCTTATAGAGTTAAATATAACAACGGAGTTGTGAAATATCTGGACGGGATAACACTCCGGGAAAGGAACGAAGATGAAAGTACAGAAGTATGAGATTTCCAGAACTATTGATAAATTGAAAAGCATTGTGCAGAAGAACGACCAGTTTCCGGCATTAGGAGGCGTTCTGGTAAAGGACGGGTATTTAATCGCATCCAATACAGAAATGACCATGCAGCTCAAATTAGAGGCCTCTAAAGGCAGTTGTTTCATCATTCCTATGAAAGCCTTTGATGTAATTAAAAATCTTCCGGATGGCGAAGTGATTATTGATGCAGACGGCAAAAACATTGTTACGATCAAGACAAAAGCTATAAAGAATAAATACCAGAGCTATCCTCCGGAAGAATTCAGTTTTGATATTACAGAAGATCTGGATGCCCCAGAAGTTGTGATCAATGGCAAGAGGATGATGGATGCAATTGGACATGTTATCTATGCAGCTGCAGACAGCAGTTCTGCAACACAGATGATGGGTGTGTACTTCGAAGGTGGAGAAAACAAGATTAAGTTGGTCGCACTTGACGGACATGTCGTAGCAGTTGATTCGATACCGACTGACGGTACCGCAGATATGAAGCTGATAGTGCCTAAAACAGTGGCAAAGAAGCTTGTGTCAATGGGAATTATTGATGATGTTGCTGTTACATATACGAAAAATAGAGCGGTATTCAAATCAAAAGAATATACCATTTACACGAGGTTAATAGAGGGTAAGTACTTTGATTACAATAGATTTTTCATGGCGGGAAAGATGAAAACTTATGTTTCCAGACCGGAATTAGTTGCGGCAATGACAAGGGCTAAGATGTGTACGGAAGAAAAGAAACCTGCAGTCTTCGAAATAAACGAAGATCAGTTAAATATTCGCATTGCCGACAGATTTACGGATTATCAGGAAGAGGTGAAGCTTCAGGATCCGCTTCCTGAACCGTTAAAAATTGGTTTCGATTCTAAATTGATCCTTGAAACACTGAAAGCATTCACTTGTGAAAATATAGCCATGAATTTCTCAGGACCTAAGATGCCGGCAGTTGTTGAAGCAGAAGACAGCGATATGAAAGCTATTGTGCTCCCTGTAATGATAAGAGAGGAATAAAGACTATGATAGAAATCTTGGATATGAGAGACGTAAAAGACGCAACACCAGAAGAACTGGAAGAACTTCGCCGGAAAGGATTCCTTCCAAAAACCGGATCCAAAAGAATTTCCGGGAAACCGATTACTCCGTATGAAAGAACCAGAGCACAGGTGGCTGCTACCGGGAATAGATGGGCGATGGAGAATTTTTACGCCACACACAGCTGAAAGGTGATGCATTATGGCGAATTTATATAATTTGTGCAGAAAGGACGGGACAGTGGTGGAATACTCCATCACTGCATCCGACATAGCAAAGCGAATTGGATGCGATCGACAGGATATCTATTCTTCGGCAAGCTATGGCCTTCTGATCAAGAAAGAGTATTATGTAGAAATTACAGATCGTCCGTTGAGCTGGAAGAAAGATATTGATCTGCTGACAGAATATGACAGCGTTCGGAAAGAATTTCTTAGGAGGTGCGGAAAGTGAAAGTATATAAAGCGGTTCATGGAAATGAAAATAAATGCAAGGAACTGCATAAAGAGATGAACTTAAATGTGGGGCCAACTCGTCTGGTTCAACCGGATTTCTATTTACTGGTTGATGTTGATGATATCCAGAGACAGATGAATGCTTTGGAGAATGAGGTTCACCGCATGAAAAGAGTAGAAGCGAGAAGGAGATGGCGTTATGGAAGAAAAAAATATTAAGATAACAATTAATGTTGAATGCTCGGAAAAATCTAGTGTAAAAAAAGAACAGATTGCTGGATATCTGCTGAGAGCTGTTGCAGGAGTAACTGCAAACAATAAATGCCTTATTACAAATTACGTATGTGAAATAAATGAGAAAAATGATGATAAGTTACGGGAGGAATATATTACAGGAAAACCTAAACTTACAAAAGACGAAAAGAGTTTCCTTGACGGACTGGATCCTTCGTGGAGTTGCATGCTGAGAAATGGAAAAGGGCAACTATATCTTACCAGAAAAGTTGAGTCTATGTACGGAAGTAACTACAAATATTTGTATTTAGAGGGCATAACAAATGCAAAGTTTGATTTTGTTGAAGCAGAAGGCGAAAGCTGGTTTATTGACGATTTGAGAAAATTGGAAGTAAAAGATGAGGCTAATTGATATGGAATCGATTCCTATGATTCGCCACTATTGAAAATAACAGTCTAAAAAATATGTCCAAAAGCATATAAGGAGAAATGAAAAAATGTTGATATGCAAGCTTGATGATTTAAAATCAGGCAATTGTTTCAGATCTGAATTTATCGGAAAAGATCAGACCGGCCGGAAACGGTATCGAGGAATAAGTTTTAAGAAAACACTATTCGGAGATATTGAGGATTGTAATTACTACCCATTGGTGAAAGAACTTATTATACTTGCCGGTAAAAAGAAACTCTTGGAAGCAATCAAAGATCACTGTAGAGAAAACTGCGCATGGCTAAAAACGGAGAATGATGTAGAAAACTACGCTATGGAATGCTTGGTATTAAAAGCATATGAACATTGGCAGCTTTTCCAGGAACAGGCACCAGAACCGGATAAATGGATTTTCTATTTTGAGGATATAAAAATGATCTCAGGAAGCTTATGAGCAGGGCGATAGAAATCGTGAAAGGCGGTGGAGTTGAATGAACAAAGTATCAGGTGAAATTTTAGAAGAATTAAGAGATAGCATGGCAGGAAGAAGATATAGACATTTCAAAGGAAGAATCTATATCGTTACTGATCTTGCAGTGAATACAGAATCTGACGAAATTATGGTGATTTACAAGTGCTTTACAGACCCACTTGTAACATGGTGCAGACCGTTAAGTATGTTTACAAGTGATGTGGACAGAAAGAAATATCCAAATGTCAAACAGAAAAGAAGATTTGAACCACTTTCGAGAACACAGGAGGATAACACTATATGAGAGAGATTCTTTTCAAGGGAAAGAAAAAAGATAACGGTGAATGGATAGAGGGATACCTGTTGGATGGTGGAATGCCGGGAGAAAAGCGAATATTCATAGGGAAATTGGTAATAGGCAAATGGACCATTATGGCGGATGAATTTGACGAAGTTGATCCGGATACAATATGCGAGTACACAGGATTAACAGATAAGAACGGCAAGAAAATCTGGGAGAATGATATTGTGCTTGTAACTAATAAAAATTATTGTTCTGGAAAAATAGAATCAAGCATCGGAAATATATTTTTTACTTTTGGAACATGGTATATAGGTGGAAAAACTCAGGACAGATTGTATTCTATTAACAATGATACAATATTCCAGATTGAAGTAGTCGGAAACATTTTCGACAATCCAGAATTATTGCAAGGAAGCTTATGAGCCGAGATGATTATGCTTTTCACTGCGCAGGATGCCGTTGTAATCATTGTGCAAACAATGTGGAAACAGGAGATAACTGTGCAGGGGAAGCGATAAAAGCCTGCTTCGTCTGTGACGAATGTAATTGGTATGATGGGAACTTGAAAAATAGAGATATGACATGTAGGCAGTGCGAAGATTATATTGTAACAAATCAACATGCTGAGTATTTAAGAAAAAGGATAAAGGTGATAAAAAGATGAAAAAACAGTGGAATTATGTTGAAAAAGACGGAAACCCGAAAATGGCAGGGCTGTACTGGGTGACACTTATTTATCCAGAGAGAAAAGATGGTAAAAAGACAGGAAAATTTATGGCTGAGGTTGATACCAGATATTTCGCAGATTTGGACAAAGAGCCAGATTTAAGAGGCTGGACCATGGACGGAGAACCAGATAGCGGTTTTGCATGGATAGAAGAATGCGGAAGTATTTCAGGAGAAAGAGTGCATGCTTGGATGCCTATGGAAGATATTGGAATTGCTGAGTTGCCGGAGGGAGTTGAAAACCGAAACTTTGAATCTATGGAGGTATAAGCGTGACAAGAGCAGAAACAACCAAGTTCCTTGGACAGTTGCTTATAAGTACCCGGTTTAACGGCGCTGGGAAGCACTGGGCCAGCGAGGTAAGCATTGATCCGTGGGGAAGAGACGCGAAAAGAGTTGATTACATGCAGTTTTCACCAGCTGACCAGTGCTCTATATCCGGGATAGAAAAAGGCATATTTACATGTTATGAGGTAAAAAGCTGCAAAGAGGATGTTTATAGTGGGAACGGTCTCAACTTCCTGGGTGAGAAAAACTATATTGTAACCACTATGGAGTGCTACAAGGATATTTTACCGGACTTTCGGAGTGGGAAACTTGCTAAGCATATGCGTGATCAGTTCCCGGAATCCTCCAATTATTTTGGAGTGATGGTTGCAATACCATACTGGGCAGAAATTACAGATGAATTCGAGAATCCTACACCGATAGATGGAAATACAGAGAGGAGCTGGAAACTGGCAGCTATTTTATCATGCAGGCAAGGACCAAGAAAGAGATCTATGTCGGAATTACTATTTTGTATGTTGCGAAGCGGTCATTAAGGAGGTGAAATGAGATGTTTGATATTGAAAAAGCAAGAAAAAAGGGACTTGATGAACGAACCATAGCAATTCTCGAAAAAATGAATATGAATAGTATACGAGAAAAATCTTGCGATGGTCATGTGTTTGAAAGGTCTGAGACTGACCGGCCGGGAAGATATATATGCAAAAAGTGTGGTTGTTCAGAGGATGCAACATGGATCAGCGGATATAACCGAGGAATTGAACATACAAAAGCAGACGCTGAAAAGTATAAATTGGCTCTTTTTGCTGTTGTCAGAAATAGTAAAGTATTACCAAAAGGACTAATCCTTGGAAAATCTGCAACTGAAATAAATAAAATGTCAAGGGAAACTATGGATGAGGTTCTGAAAAGCCTTGATTTTGAGAAGATTCGAGGCTGGTACGATGGAGAAGAGGTGAAGTCTGAATGAAAGAAATTGTGTTTTACTTATGCGGAATCTTTACTTGCATGATTGTATGGTTTTTATGGGCTGTTATAGCTTCTAAAAAGGCCAAGGAAGCTCCTTTGAAGGAGTATGCAAGGATTCATATTGATATCGAGAAAGCTATCAGAGAGAATGAAGAACAGATAGCGGCAGCCAAAAGATATCAGCTTCTCGAAGATCATACGATAGACCAGATGATTCTTCAGTGGAAGATAGAATATCTGCAGAGTCAGAGAGAATGGCTATTTACATTACTTGGCGGAAAGATGGAGGATTCGCATGTACAGCAAATGTCAGAAATGCGGAAGGAAACTGACGGATCCGGAGAGCATTGAGAGAGGATATGGACCAGAATGCTGGGGAAGTATCTTGCCCCATTACTCTATTGAACAGGGGGAACCTGAAGAATCTATTCCGGGTCAAATGACTATAGAAGATTTCTTGGGAGGTCTAAAAGATGGAGGAGAAAAGGATATGTCCTGAATGTGGGAAAGAGTATAGTTCTCGCCCGGCATTATCAAGAAAAGACAATAAAACAATGATATGTCCCAAATGTGGGATGATGGAAGCACTTGATACAGTACGAGATTTCTACGCTCCGAGAATGACAGATCAGCAATGGAAGCAGTATAAAGAGGAGTACATGCTTAAATATATAAAGGAGAGTTGATATGGATAAAAGTTTATATAATGCAAGCGGATGTAAGGACAGAACAGCACATGATGCGATTTGTGCAGCGGATAGAACCCGAACACTGGTGTACAGGGCAAGCAGGACAAAAAAGGATGAGGAAGCAGAACTGTTCGTGAAGATGGTAAAGAGACTTGCAAAAGGATTTGGGTTCAAACTTTGTGACAGAATCAAATTCGAGGATCCTGAAACTGGAAAGAAATATGTGTGAGGTGAGCATGGATACAGAAAAACAATTCGTTGTTATGAGCAAAAAAGATGTTGAAGAAATGATTCAGCAGGCGGCAGTGGCAGGAGCTCAGGTTGCGAGCGATACAATGCTGGTGGCTCAGCGCCGGGCTGAAAAAGAAAGAATAGATCGGAGACTTCACAATACAGAGCTGCTTCTTCGAAATTACAGAACCCTCAAAAAAAGCTATGAAGAGGCTGTGTATGAGGCGAAGGATTCAAAAAACGAAGAAGTTACAGAAATGCTCGAAGATATCATGGAGATGAAGGACGATAAAGTGATCGTGGAATCTATAAAGAGCTCTGCGAAAAGAACAGCCCTGATGATTCAGCATATTGATAAAATGCTGGATGTTTACAGAATTTATTGCGGGAAGCTTTCTGAAAAAGATAAACGTAGATACAAGGTCATAAAGTCGTATTACATATCTAAGCAGCCACAGAATATTGCAGAAATTTCGAAAAAATTTTCCGTTAGTAAAGTCACTATTTACGAGGATCTTAAAATTGCGAAAGAGCGCTTATCTTCGCTGTTTTTCGGGATTGACGGACTGAGATTTTTTTGAGAAATAGAAAATATCGAAAAGCGTTAACTTAACATTGACTTAATAACGAAAATGGTGTATGATAATCGGGTAAAATTTTATCATGAGCCATGAGCCATCAGAGTGAAATCTGGTGGCTTTTTTAATGTAAACCTTTGGACGGGAGGGATATAAATGTAAAGGTAAAATGCTCCTTTAGAAAAATAAAGGAGATTATACATGAATGGAATAATTATGCTGTTTGTTTATGCAGCGATCATGATACTGGCGACAGTGACCATGACTAAAAAAGAGAAAAATGTAGTAAATTTTTGTGTTGGAAGCCGGTCTGAGAACTGGATCCTGTCTGCGCTGAGCATTGCAGCGACATGGATCTGGGCGCCGGCTTTGTTTGTTTCAACAGAAAAAGCATATTCGGCTGGATGGGTAGGCTTGTTCTGGTTCCTGGTTCCGAATGCTCTTTGCCTTGTGATATTCATTCCTTTTGCAAAGAGGATCCGCAAGGAAATGCCGGAGGGAATGACACTGTCTGGTTACATGAGAGAAAAATACAATTCTGATGGCGTGAAAAGGGTTTACCTCTTTCAGCTGATTGGGTTGTCGGTACTGTCGACAGGCGTTCAGCTTCTTGCAGGAAGCCAGATTCTTAGCGCAGTAACAGGAATTTCTTTCAAAGCCATGACAGTTCTGCTTGCATGTATAGCAATTTCGTATTCCTTATTTTCCGGAATCAAAGCATCCATGCTTACGGATGCTATTCAAATGGTATTCATGCTTATTGCGTGTAGCCTATTTGTTATATTCGGAGTGAGAAATACAGGCACACAGGGCATTTTGCAGGGACTGAGCGGTATATCAGGAGACTGCACAACACTTTTCTCTGGAAGGGGAATTGAGATATTCCTGTCTTTTGGCCTTCCTACAACAATCGGTCTAATATCTGGACCGTTTGGAGACCAGAGTTTCTGGCAGAGGGCATTTGCAGTAAAAAAAGAGAAACTGGGAAGGGCATTCCTGCTTGGAGCTGTCCTTTTTGCAGCAGTCCCGTTATCAATGGGGATCCTTGGTTTCATGGGAGCTGGTGCAGGATATCAGGCACAGAACCTTGGAATCATTAATTTTGAATTAATTCGCCATTTTTTCCCGTCCTGGGCAGTATTGCCGTTTCTTTTTATGATTATTTCTGGCTTACTGTCTACAGTGGATAGCAACCTGTGCGCAGTATCTTCGCTTACGACAGATATTGCAGGAGGAAAAGACATCAGGAAGACCAGAGCCGCAATGGCGGTGCTTCTGATCGCAGGCATTCTGATTGCAAATATCCCGGGAATAACGGTTACACACCTGTTTTTGTTCTATGGAACATTGAGAGCATCCACACTGTTGCCAACAGTACTGACATTGAAAGGAGTTCGCCTGACATCCAGAGGAATAATCGCAGGAGTGATTACTTCATTGGCTGTAGGGCTTCCTGTATTCGCCTACGGCAGCGTTTTGAATAGTGGACCATATAAAACACTGGGAAGCTTGCTGACAGTCCTGTTGAGCGGAATTATCGCCCTGGTTGCTTCCGGAAAGGAGAGGCGCTATGCTCGGTAGAAAACAATCCGTTCGAAATAATGAAGACTGGAAGAATGCGCTTGATCACATTGAAGAGACGGTGTCAAAGAAAGAACTGGATTCCCTTGTGAAAAAGACAGTGAAAGACATCAAAGAGAAATGCAAGGGGAAAAAGGCAGCCTATGCATGGAGTGCGGGAAAAGATTCCTTGGTACTTGGAGAGATATGTGAGAAAGCCGGCATTGATCAGAGCGTCCTTGTAAGGTGCAATCTGGAATATCCGGCATTTATTGCATGGATAGAGCAGAATAAACCTTCTGGCCTTGAGATTATCAATACCGGACAGGATATGGAATGGCTGAAAAAGCATCCGGATATGTTATTCCCGGATAAAAGCAATAAGGCAGCGCAATGGTTTCATATCGTACAGCACAGGGGACAGGCGCGTTATTATAAAGAACATCAGTTAGAAATACTCCTGCTCGGACGTAGAAAGGCAGATGGCAATTACGTTGGAAAAGATAATATCTACACTAATTCAGCTGGAATCACCAGATACAGCCCTCTCGCAGAGTGGAGACACGAAGATATCCTTGCATATATTCACTATTATGATGTAAAACTCCCGCCAATATATGACTGGGAGAAAGGATATTTATGCGGTACACATCCATGGCCTGCCAGACAGTACATGGAGACAGAACAGCAAGGTTGGAAAGAAGTTTACGACATTGATAAGACCATAGTTGAAAATGCAGCACAGCATTTCGATGGAGCCAGAGAATTTTTAAAAGCTATCAAATAGCCGGTTGCAGCCGGAAGCCATTGCCCTTCAGAAATGGAGGACAAGCAAGATGAAAGTAACAATCAAAAAATTGAGTGTTCTGAAGCATCCTGAGAAAAATGTCAGGATTCATTCAGAACAGCAGATCAGGGAACTGAAGAGATCACTTGAAAAGTTTGGTCAGACACGAGCGCTGGTCATTGATGAAAACAATATCATTCTGATTGGTAACGGTTTGTATGAAGCTATGGTGAGTCTTGGCTATCAGGAAGCAACTGTATATGTAAAAGCAGGGCTTTCTGAGAACGATAAAAAGAAACTCATGATAGCTGATAATAAGACCTATGCTCTTGGAATCGACAATCTGGAAACCCTGAATGAGTTCCTTGAGGAACTGCAGGGGGATCTGGATATCCCTGGATATGATGAAGAAATTTTACAGCAGATGGTCGCTGATGCGGATGAAGTTACCGAAAAACTCTCTGAGTATGGAACTTTAGATGATTCCGAAATCCAGAAGATTAAAGAAGCAAATGAAAAGAGAGAACAGAAAGCCGCAGTGGATACACAATCAGCTGATAATGGAGAGAGCAGCCCGGAAAAGCCGAACCCGCAGAACGAACAGCCAGCAGAAGAGCAGAATGCCACTGAAACCGAACCAGAGATCACAGAGACCAGAAGGTTTGTTGTCTGCCCTAAATGCGGTGAGAGAATATGGCTGTAAAACGCTGCGAATCAAACATTGATGTTGTGAAGGCTGCGGAAATCCGAATAAAAAATGTATTTGGAAATGGTCTGCCAGTGTTCTTTTCTTTCAGTGGGGGAAAGGACAGCTTGTGCTTGGCACAGTTAATGGTAAACCTAGCCAACCGTGGCGAGATTAACATGAAACAGCTTACCGTGCAATTCATAGATGAAGAAGCAATATTTCCTTGCATGGAAGAAATGACAAAGAAATGGCGCAGAATCTTTATGATGATGGGAGCTAAATTTGAATGGTATTGTGTAGAAGTAAAACATTACAATTGCTTTAACGAGCTGTCGAATGACGAGACATTTATTTGCTGGGATTCAACAAAGCAGGATGTGTGGGTACGACAGCCTCCTTCTTTTGCAATAAGGAGTCATAAACTGTTAAGACCGAGGATTGATGCTTATCAGGATTTCCTGCCACGAACTACTGTATCAGGTATTACGATGGTCGGAATCCGTACAGCGGAATCCGTGCAGCGTCTTCAGAATATTGCGTCTATGACAAAAGCCGGAAACAGAATGACATCCAAGAAGCAGGTATTTCCAATCTACGACTGGACTGATAATGATGTATGGCTTTTCTTACTGAGGAACTATGTAGATATCCCGGAGATATATCTGTTTCTCTGGCAGTCAGGATCCAGTAAACGTCAGATGCGGGTATCGCAGTTTTTTTCTGTTGATACAGCCAGAAGCCTTGTGAAGATGAATGAGTATTATCCAGATCTTATGGAGAGGGTCATTCGGAGAGAGCCGAACGCATATCTGGCCGCCCTGTACTGGGATAGCGAGATGTTTGGCAGAAGTTCCAGAAAGCGGAAAGAATCTGAACAGGGACAGGAGCAGAAAGATTACAAACAGGAATTGATAAATCTGTTTGATCATATGGAAATTTTTGATACTCCGCATAAACGGCATGTAGCAGAGAGATACCGTAATTTCTTTATTGCAGTATCTGCTATTGCAACACCGGAGGACTGCAAACATATTTACGAGGGTCTGATATCTGGTGATCCTAAGATGCGGACGTTCAGGGCACTGTATCAGAGAATATATGGACGGTATATCAATAACGCAAAGAAGGAGAGAAAACATGGATAGTAAGTTAACAGCGCCGCTGTCCACGTTGCGTTGGGTGGACAGAAATTTATTAAAGCCGAATGACTATAACCCGAACAAAGTTTCGAAAGAGAACTTAAAACTGCTTATTCAGTCTATTCTTACGAACGGATGGACACTTCCGATAGTAGTCCGACCGGATATGACGATCATTGATGGCTTTCATAGATGGACAGTTGCAGGAATGGAGCCTTTGCTTTCAAAACTGGATGGCAAGGTTCCTATAGTTATTGTGGAGCATAAAGAGCATTCAGAAGATATTTACGGTACCGTTACTCATAACAGGGCAAGAGGTACGCATTTGTTGGAACCTATGAAGAAAATCGTAAAAGAACTCATGGATGAAGGCAAAACTGTAGAAGAAATCGGTAAACAGCTTGGAATGAGACCGGAAGAAATCTTCCGATTGTCTGATTTTTCAAAAGAAGACTTCTTGAAGATGATGACAAAAGGGGTGACGGGATATTCAAAAGCTGAATTTATCACAAAAATTTAATACTGTTCTATTGTACATAGAACAAAAAGCGGGGAGAGGGAGTGCAACCTCTCCCTTTTGCGTATGCCGAAATAAGATGATGGAAGGGAGGGGTGTCCATTGGCAAGGGCAAGAAGTCCCAACAGCATTGAAGCTGAGGAAATGTATAAGAACGGGATGAAACTTGTTGACATTGCCAAGAAGTTGGACGTCCCGGCCAGTACAGTTCGACGCTGGAAATCAACCCAGAATTGGGATGGGGATGCAAAAAAGAAAAAAAACGAGCGCTCGCAAAAGAAAAAAACGAGCGCTCGCCATAAAGGTGGACAACTTGGAAACAAAAATGCTGTAGGAAACAAAGGCGGTCCATTGAAACCGGGAGATAAGATTGCAGAGAAACACGGAGCGTACTCTTCCGTATATTGGGATGTCCTTGATGAATCTGAAAAAGATATGATCGAAGATATTCCGATGGATGAAGAAATGCTCCTGATCGAACAGATTCAGCTCTTTGCCGTGAGGGAAAGACGAATCATGGCGGCAATCAATAAATACCGGAATATGAATGGAGAAGTATCTTTGTTCGGCTTCGCCAGAACTGAAGACAAGCGAGCTTTCAAATCAGATGAAGATAAACAGCTCTATGAAGAACGCATTGAAGAAAAGGTTGCTTCTGGAGATCGTCTTCCGGGTAACACATATAACATGATGACAAATATGGAAAACAAGGACAATATGATTGCCAGACTTGAAAAAGAGCTGTCAACTGTGCAGTCGAAGAAGACCAAAGCCATTGAGGCACTTGCGAAGCTGAGACTGGAGAAGCAGAAGATTGCCGGAGAAAGCAAGGGCAATGAGGTTGTTCGTGCATGGGCTGAAGCTGTAGTGAAAGCAAGGAGGGAAGAGAAACATGATGGATGATACGGCGTTCTCTGAGTTCCTTGACGAAAGCATTCCCTTGTGGCGTGATGATCCAGTCATGTTTTTTCGGGAAGTTCTGAATTTCGAACCAGATGAATGGCAGGCACAAGCAGCTAGAGACTTGGCTGCAAACCCAAAGGTAAGCATTAAATCCGGACAGGGTGTTGGAAAGACTGGTCTTGAGGCAGCGGTGTTCCTGTGGTTCGTTACCTGTTTTCCACACCCAAGAATCGTTGCGACAGCACCAACCAAACAGCAGTTGCACGATGTCCTCTGGTCTGAGATTTCCAAGTGGATGAGCAAGTCCGAACTGCTCTCTATACTTCTAAAATGGACAAAGACATATGTTTATATGGTTGGAGAGGAAAAGCGTTGGTTTGGTGTTGCCAGGACTGCTACAAAGCCAGAGAATATGCAAGGTTTCCATGAAGATAACATGCTTTTTATCGTTGATGAAGCTTCCGGTGTTGCGGATCCAATCATGGAGGCTATCCTTGGTACCTTATCTGGAGCAAACAATAAACTTCTTCTGTGTGGAAACCCAACGAAGACGTCTGGAACCTTTTATGATTCCCATACAAGAGACAGGGCATTGTACAAATGCCATACGGTTTCTTCTATGGACAGCACCAGAACAAATAAAGAGAACATAGATTCTCTTGTTCGAAAATACGGATGGGATTCTAACGTGGTCCGTGTTCGTGTCAGGGGCGAGTTCCCGAACCAGGAGGACGACGTATTTATTCCGCTGAGCATTATTGAACAATGTAGCAGCAGGCTTTTAGAACTGGATGATACAGATGGAATGCAGTTTGTATCATTGGGGGTGGATGTGGCCCGTTTCGGAGATGATGAAACGATCATATATCGTAATTATCATGGTCATTGCAAAATAGTCCGGAACAGGCGAGGACAGAACCTGATGGCCACTGTAGGGGATATCGTACAGGAATTCAAGAAGATATATAGAGAACATCCAACGTATGAAGGCAAAGTATATGTGCAGATTGATGATACAGGACTTGGAGGAGGCGTCACTGACCGACTAAAGGAAGTCCGGAAAGAACAAAAGCTGTACAAGATGCAAGTTATCCCGATAAATGCCGCTGAAAAGATTGAGACTGATACGGCAGCAGGTAAAGATGCAGCTGAAAGGTACAATAACCTGACTACCGCTATGTGGGCCAGTATGCGAGATCTCCTTGATAACAAACAGATTGTTATTGAAGACGATGAGCAGACGATTGGTCAGCTTTCTTCCAGAAAATACACCATGGCCAGTAATGGAAAGCTTGAGATTGAACCAAAAAAGGAAATGAAGAAAAGAGGACTTGATTCTCCTGACCGGGCAGATGCTCTTGCGTTGGCATTGTATCTTGGAAAAATCAAGAAGCACACAGGTACGGCACCAAGTGCAGGTGCTATGCAGAAATTGTCAAAAGATAATTATTGGGGCTGATATAGCCAGAAAGAGAGGTGATGAAGATGAAAGAGTATGGACGGATTGGACAGAAACGCTGGGAAGGCGTGTTTAATGAAGAGTTTCTTCCTGAACTATCCGGAATAAGAGGCGTGAAAACGTATCGTGAGATGCTCGACAATGATGATACGATTGGAGCGATAATGTTTGCTATAAAAATGCTGATTCGTCAGGTTAAATGGCATATTGAGCCGGGCGGTGATAGTGCAAAAGACCGGGAAGCAGCAGAATTTGTAGAATCGTGTATGGACGATATGCAGAATACATGGACTGACACCATCTCAGAGATTTTATCATTTCTCGCATACGGTTGGAGCTTTCATGAAATTGTCTACAAGCGCAGGATGGGAAAAACAAAAAATCGAAAAACATCAAGCAAATATTCAGATGGACTGATTGGATGGCAGAAGATTCCGCCCAGAGCGCAGGATACGTTGTACAGATGGGAATATGACGATAAAGACAACTTAATCGGAATGACTCAGCAACCTCCGCCGGATTATGGATTGCTTACCATCCCGATCAGCAAAGCAATGCTGTTCAGAACAGAGAGCATAAAAGACAATCCTGAGGGACGAAGCATTCTGAGAAACGCCTATCGGTCATGGTACTTCAAGCGCCGCATACAGGAAATCGAGGCAATTGGAATCGAAAGAGACCTTGCCGGACTTCCGGTGTTGCACGCACCAGATGGTGTAGACATATGGGACGATAAAGACCCTGAGTTGGTATCTATTAATGCAGCGCTTACATCCATGGTCAAGAACATCCGCAGAAACGAATATGAAGGGCTTGTTCTTCCAGCTGGATATGAAGCTGAACTCCTGAGCACTGGTGGAACCAGACAGTTTGACACGAATGCCATTATCAACAGATATGATGCAAAGATCGCGCAGACTGTTATGGCGGATTTCATCATGCTGGGGCATGAGCAGACAGGAAGCTTTGCGCTGAGTGAAGATAAAACAGAACTGTTCGCAGTTGCTCTTGGGGCGTTCTTGGATGTCATATGCGAAACATTCAATAATCAGGGCATTCCATCCCTGATCGACATGAATGGTGCTCATTTTGATGCAATAACAGATTATCCACAGCTTGCACATGGCGATGTGGACAAGAGAGATATCACGAAGCTGTCTACATTCCTGAAAGACATGGTTGGAGTTGGAATCCTTATCCCGGATGAAGATCTTGAGGATTATGTAAGAGAAGTCGCCAACCTGCCGGAGAGAACGCTGTCAGATGATCCTAGAAATAAGGATGAACAGCGGGAAGCACAGAGAAGGTCGCCGGAAAAAGAAGGCAAAACATCAGAAGTTGAGCCTGAGGAAAATCAGGAAATCGAAGAAGCGAAGAAACGGTTAGGCAGGTGAACATATGTTGAAGATGCGGGCAAGGTCTCGAACGATTAAAAAAAGCGTAGAATCACAGAAGGTTCTTGAAGCCCTTGATAATTATCTTGAGAGTAACCTGGACGAGCCGATGAAATGGCTTGTAAGGTTCTGGAAAGATCAGGCAGCGGTTATGCTGTATAAGGACTTGCGGGAGATTGTAATCGGAGAAGCGGATCCGCAGAGCCTGTTTGATCAATGGTTCTCAGATTATTCTGTCTTTCTTTCCTCGAAAATGACAGCATCATGGGAAAGCGCTTATTTTGCGGCGTGGAATTCAACAGCTGAATTTGTTGGCCTGGAAGAAAAGATTAGTTCAGAAATCTATGTGAGAGATTGGATTATAAATCGAACAGGTAACTTGATTACGAATGTCTGTAGTGATCAGGTGAATGCGGTCCGCTATTTGATTGCAGAAGCCCAGTCATTAGGTATGGGTAGCGATGAAACTGCTCGATATATCCGGCCAACGGTTGGCTTGACGGAGAGGCAGGCAGCAGCGAATCTGAGGCATTATAACAGTGTGAAGACTCAGTTGAGAGCAGATCATCCACGCATGAAAGAAGAATCTATTGAGAGAAAGGCCAGGACAGCGGCTGCGAAGTATGCTGAGCGACAACAGAGATATAGGGCTGAAACAATCGCCAGGACAGAGATTGCACAGGCATACAATGCGGGAGCAGATGCTTTCATCAGAGAAGCCATCCGGCATGATTTGATGCCGGAAATGAAGAAAGAATGGTCAACTGCTCTTGATGAGAGAGTGTGCAAAGAGTGCCAGGCTCTTGAGGGCGTACAGATTAGTATGGATGATAGTTTTGAGACACAGTCAGGAAGAAGGAATGTAACAGTATTATTGCCGCCATTGCATCCTCGGTGCAAATGCGCGGTCAAATATGTGGAGGCAACATATGAAATCGTTTAATGAAATCATGAAGATAAGAGATGAACCGGAATCGAAAGACATACCGGTTGAAAAAAGAAAATTTCAGATCAAGAAATCCGATGATGAAAAAATGCAGGCGTTCGGATGGGCCAATATTTCGATTACCGCAGATGGAGAAGTGCTGGAAGACCTGCAGCATGACATCATCGAACCAGAGGAACTGGAACAGGCGGCATACAAATTTGTTGATCTTTACCGGGAAGGTGGAGAGATGCATATAAGAGGCGGCGTTGCCAGACTGATTGAAAGTGCAGTATTTACAAAAGAAAAGATGGAAGCTATGGGTATTCCAGAGGGAACACTTCCAACGGGATGGTGGATTGGTTTTCAGGTAACAGATGCCGATGTATGGGAAAAGGTTAAAGATGGAACATACTCTATGTTTTCCATAGAGGGAGAAGCAAAGAGAGTAGAAGTGGAAGATGAAGAATCTGATCAATAGGCACCGGAAACGGTGCTTTTTTGATAAATAAAGCGAAAGGAGGGAATGACTTGGCGACAAAACTTGAAGGTCTGCATATAAAGAAAGTTGATTTTGTGGACCAGGGAGCTAACCAGATGGCAAATATTAAGATAAAGAAAAGCAAGGATGGGGAAGAAATTTCAAATCCAGAGGTAGGTCTTTTCAAACGATTTGTGAACTGGATTACGGGTGAATTGAGTAAGTCAGACTCAGAGATTACAAAATCAGCAACAACATTCAATGAACAGATCAACGCTGTCAGCATGGATGCAATCAGGGATGAAATCTGGTCTACTTGCTATGCACTGCAGAATTCACTGAACTCTATTCTGTGCGATGCAGAAATGGACAGTTCTGCGAAGCAGGCCGCAATGGAAACAAGCACAGAACAGTTTGCAGAAGCTATGAAAGGATATATCCCGAACTGGGCTTCTGGCACAGCGACGAATATCAGAAAGAATCTGGCTACACCAGATGAAACAGATCTTCAGATGGTTATGAAAGCACATAAGAATCTGACAGATATTATTGAAAAATCAAACGAAGATAATGAGAAAGGGGAATTGGAAGACATGCTTAAAATCAACAAGTCTAAAATGACCGCAGAAGAAAGAACTGCGTATGATGAACTTATCAAAAAATATGCAGTAGAAACAGAAGAACAGACAGAAGAACCGGTTGGAAAGAGTGCACCTAAAGCGGAGGATCCGGATATTGTAGATGATTCCGAAGTTACGAAAACTCAGAAGTCAGTAACACCGCCACCAGCAGCACCTACAACAGAGACAAGTGCAGACACCGGAGATGATATCTACAAAGGATTACATCCTGCTGTAAGAGCAAGATTAGAGGCTCTGGAAAAGAGAGCGGCAGAAGCAGAAGAAAGAGAGCTTCTTGATGTCGCAAAGAAATATGAGATTGTCGGAGAAAAGCCGGAAGAATTAGTGAAAACTCTGAAGTCTTTAAAGGATGCAGGCGGAACCGCATACAATGATATGATTAGCGTTCTGGACAGAAGCGTTGATATGGTTGAGAAGTCTGGCGTATTTAGCGAAATTGGGAAGTCCTTCTCAGGCAATCCTGTAGCATCTATTAAGAAGTCTGCAGCAGAAAGTAAGATCGATACTATTGCAAAGGGATATATGGAAAAAGACTCTGCTCTGACATATAATGCAGCTCTTGCAAAAGCGTGGGAGGATCATCCAGAACTCTTGGATGAATATGAAGCAGAAGCGGGCTATTGAGAAAGGAGTGAAGAAAGATGGGTACAAACTTTAACGGAACAATGATCAACCAGTCTGTGACTATCGCAGAAAAGGCAGGAGCTGATATTGCAGATGTCCGCAATCTTATTCTGAAATATGATGAAGATGGAAATGTAGTGATCGCCGCAAACGGAACAGCACCCCTGCTCGGCTTATCTATTATCGAAGGTGGCTACAACGATATTTCTGGTGCTGAATCAGGAAAAGTAAAGAAAGGTGATGATCTTGAAATCCAGATCAAGGACATTGGCTATGCAATTGCGTCTGCGGAAATCAAAAAAGGACAGGAAGTCACAGCCACCACAGGTGGAAAGGCAGCAGTAGCTAAAGCGGGAGAGTACGTGATTGGTGTTGCCCTCAATTCTGTGTCTGCCGGAGGATACAGCAGAATCCAGATTGCAAAATATCAGAAAGCAAAAGCGTAAAGGAGGAATGTAAACATGAGAAATACAACAGCGGGAATTAAGGCTGAAATCGCAAAAGGCGTGTTCAGACCCCACACAGCACTTACTAACATGGCACTGGCTTATTACCAGAATGCCAGCAATTATTTCGCAAAAGCTCTTTTTCCAACCTGTCCGGTAGGTCTTTCTTCTGACAATTACTACATTTTTAGCAGAGAAGATCTCCTGAGAGATAACTGGCAGAGAAAACCGGCATATGGCAAAGTTGACCCGACAACAATTGGCGAAAGCACTGACAACTATGTCTGCAAAGTAGATCAGATGATTATGGGTATCGACCAGATTCGCCAGACCGACCTTTCCAGACGTCAGGGTCCATCTATCATTCAGCCTAAACAGCAGCGCACTAGAACAATTGCAGAACAGGCTAACATCCACCAGGACCGTTTGTTTGCAGCGAGCTATTTCAAAGAAGGAGCATGGAAGAACGAACTTGAGGGTGTTGATAACACCACTCCAAGCACAAACCAGTTCATTAAGTTCAGCAATGCAAATTCTGACCCTATTGCATTTATCGACAAAGAGAAGACCGACATGAACCAGCAGACAGGTCGCATGCCGAATCGTCTTGGTCTTGGTATTAATGTATTTAATGCTCTGAAAGTACATCCGGGCATCCTCGAAAGGGTTAAATACGGTGGAAGCACCGCAAATCCGGCATCTGTAACAGAGAATGTGCTTGCGCAGTTGTTTGGAGTTGAAAAGATTGTAGTGCTTAAATCCATTATGAACAGTGCAAGCATGGGCGCAGATGAAGAAATGCAGTATATCGGAGATCCGAACGCATTTCTACTGGCTTATGCAACTAACGCACCGAGTATCGATGAACCGTCTGCAGGTTATATCTTCACATGGGATATGCTCGGCAATGGACAGATGCTTCCGATCCTGAACTATCTTGGAGAGAATGGCACACATACTGAGTACATTGAAGGTCTTATGGCGACAGATATGAAGAAGACATCTGACGATCTTGCAAGATTTTATAAAGCTGCAGTTTAAGGAGGAACCTATGAAACTTGTTGCAAACAAGCCATGCAATCTGAATGGAAAGAAATATTTCATCGGTGAAGAAGTCCCGGTTGAAGAAGTGGTTGATTACGCCAGTTTAGTAAAGATGGGGCTGTTATCAGTGATTCATGACGCTGTTCCGGAGGATAATCTTGAAGAATGTGTTGCTATGGTAGGAGAGGTAAGCTTTTCTATTCCAATTGTCAAAGGTCACGAGACGATTGATTTGGACGTTACAGAGCCTCAGATGCAGGATGCAGTAAAAACTATGCAGATGAGTGCAGATGCTGCTGTAGCTCATATTAGAGGGAATATTGAGGACGATACAACGCTTATTATCATCAATGCTCTTGACTCCAGAGCAACCGTAAAAAAAGCAGCAGAGTCAAAAGCCAAAAATCTCATTGAACAGGAAGAAAGTAAAGGTGATGCCTGATGGCAGGAACTTATACATATGAACCTGCCATGATCACATCGTATGGGAAAGATCGAATGAGGTTTGAACTTGGAGATGTGATGGTAGATGGAAAAGAGAGAACTTGTGCATTGTCAGACGAGGAATACATCGTTTTGTGTGATGATGTTCAGTCTGCGAAAGATTGGAAACGGGCAAAATTAAAGTGCCTTGAAAGTATATTTCGCAGGTTTTCTTTTGAACCTGATACAACAGTTGGCCCTACCTCATTCAAATTTGGTGATAGGGCTAAATTGTGGCAGGAAGAATATGAGAAGCTGAAGAAAGACCTGAAACTTGCTTCTGTATCCCCATCGGCTATTCTGATGAATGCCGGAGATACAAGCAAACAGCCAGTGCCATATTTCTACAACGGAATGATGAGCCATGAAGAAAGTGATGGTGTAGATATATGATTAGTCCATTTGGCTTGATGTATCTAAGACCGGGAAATTTATGGACAGATTTTGTGGTAAGACGAAAGAGCATTCGCAACATACTAGGACATCCTGTGTCAGATTTTGAAGCGAAAGGCGAGATATCAGGAATACTTGCTGAAGCATCTACACATGAATCTGACCGAATGAAACACAGGTGGGATCAGGAACAGCATTCCTTAACCCACACTCTTGTTATCCGAGATTCTGCAAATGTAAAGCAGGGAGACTATCTAACTACCGCAGGAAGAACCTTCCTCGTTCTCTTGTGTGAGGATCCCGGAAACCTTGGAGCAACTGGCTTAATATATCTTGAAGAAAGGAATGATCTGAAATGACGCCTGCCGAAGCAGCAGAAGCAGTAAAAGTTCAAGTTCAAACAGACAAGGAACGGATAGAGCAGCAGGTGATCGCAAGATATCCAAGGGCTTCAAATGCCCTTAGAAATGCTGCATTATCTGTACTGGCAAATCCAAGCCCGTCAGCTCCGGGCAGTCCACCGGGTGTTCGGAGCGGACATTTAAAAAATAACTGGCATATGAGCGGCGGTGCGGTATGCATTACTTCAGGTATGGGATATGCTGGCTATCTGGAACATGGTACCAGAAAGATGGCGGCCCGTCCTTTTGTTGACAAAATACAGCAGACGGCATTACCGAATGTTATGGCTATATTTGCAGAAATCGGAGGTTGATATGCTTATTGATCACATTGAACGAGCAGAATTTAATGCGGAGGAAATGCGAAGAGGAACTCTCGTCTTTGCAAAACATAAAACATGGAAAGAGGGAATCTCAGGTATTGTTTATCGCGCTTCTGCGGAACAGATTACAGTAATGTATCCGAATTCTCTGACAAATACCCAAAATCATTTTTTTATACCAGTTTCAGAAGTTTATAAAAATGAGTGGGAAATAAGATATTCGGGCGATGGTCTTCGTACTGTTCAGGAATACAAGGAGGCTGCGGATGAATCTTAGCGAACTGATTTTTAAACGTCTCTCTGCAGACGAAAATTTGCAGACAATGCTTGCTACATATGCCGGAGCACCTGCAATATTTGATTCTGAGTTTCCGGCAGACCAGCAGGAAGGATGGGAAGGAGCCACGCAGTATCCGAGGATATGCTACCGTATCGATATGCAGGTCAATCAGGAACGATCATCGGCGGGAACCTTGTATGTTGCAATGTATACGGATAAAACCAGTACGATAATTGAAGATATTGAAACAGCTGTGAAGCACTGTCTTCAGGACGTCCTGATGAAGCCGGCAGGAGAAGCACCGTTTTGCGTGGCGTGGGCGCGCACAGAATCGTATGCGATTGAGGGAAAAGAGGTGTGGTGCAAAGAAATGGCATTTGACATCCTCGAATACCCCGAACAGTTCAGCACGGATCCTGATCCGGTTCTTGCGGTAGCTGCGTATATCAAAAAGATATTTCCAGAGACAACAGTGCTTGGCATAGACAATGTTGGAGATTTTGTCGAAACATCAAGAACTCCCGTGTTCTATTGCAGATTGGCAAATATACAGCATACGACAGGGCATTGTATGAATACGATTTCATGGTTTGTAGGGAAGATTGCTGTACATTTGATTTATCCGGGAGCTGGCACAAGGTTAAAGACACTTGCATCTATCAATCAGAAGGTAGCCATAGATGAGGAGATAATCATGCTGGATGATTCCCCTATGACTATTCAGGGATTAGAACTGAATAATAAGTCAGATTACCTCAGAGAGGGACAGCTGACTATAACTGGTAAATATGGATGTCTCAGATGCAGTGTGAAAAAACATAATATTGCAAGAATAGGCATGGAATTCACAAATTGAAAGGAGAAGCAATGGCAGAAACAAAGAAAACAAATGCTCCGGAAGAAACAAAAGAAGTTCTTCCGGCAGAGAAAGAAACGGAATATGGGGTAGATGAGCTGATTGCCGCACGCGATCAGCTTTTTTCTTGCCCTGATTGCGCGATGGTGGCACTGAAACTGTCAAAAAAGAAAAGCATGACTGTTTCAGAAGCTGAGAAGCTTGTCGAAGAATTTATGAAGAAGGAGGTCAAATAATGGCGGAATATTTCCAGATTCCTGAAGTAGGTACAAAAGTTCGACCAGGAAGTTATTTCAACGTAGATAAGAATGGTGACGATGATTCTTTCGGGGCAATTGACGGAGTTGTTGTAGCTGTGTTTAAAGCAACGTTTGGACCAGTAGATAAAGTAACAGTCTTAGAGAGAGGAGACGATTACACAACAATCTACGGAGATGGATTAACGACTGACCTGATTCGTGAAGTTCTGTATGGTGGTGCAAAGAAAGTTATTTGCTGTCGCCTTAATGGAACGGGCGGAGCTGTGGCGAGCGTAAGTCTTGCAGCTGCAACTGGAAAAGTTAAGATCACAGCAAAACATCCAGGAGAGATGCCATTTTCTGTAACTATTAGAAACCGCTTAACTGACAAAGACAGGAAAGAATGCATTATCTATACAGGAACTACTGAATTTGAAAAAGTATATTTTTCAGCAGGCGATAATGAAGCTGCAAGTCTTGTAAGTGCTTTTGCAAATTCAAAGAATTTCACGGCTAATCTTGAAGAATCTGCAAAAGGAATCATGACTAATGTGAATCAGACAGCGTTTACAGGAGGAAAGAATCCTACAGTAGCAACTGCCAATTATTCAGCTGCTTTTTCACAGGCAGAAAAATATTTCTTCAATACAATTTGTGTTGATACAGAAGATACAGCAGTACATGCGCTGTTACAGGCATTTCTGGACAGAATTTATGAAACCAGTCAGTTTGGGATTGGAGTTGTTGCAGAGAAAGATAACAAAGATTTAGACGAAAGAATGAATGCGGCAGCAGGATTTGATGGTGAGAATATAGTTTATGTTCTCAATCCAAAAGTCTTTATCAATGAGGGAACTCTGGATGGATATCAGACTGCCGGCTTGATTGCTGGACTTATTGCAGCAACTCCTGCAAATCAGGCAGTGACTCATATGGTGATTACTCGATATGTAGATCTTGTAGAACCGCTTACAAATACTCAGATTATAAAAGCGGAACTGAAGGGATGCTTGGTTCTTAGTAAGTCTACAGAAGATGAGGTATGGATTGATGCTGGAATCAATACACTGATTAATCTTCCGGATAACAAAGATAAAGGTTGGAAGAAAATCCGCCGTGTAAGAACAAGATATGAGTTATTGTACAGAGCAAATGCCCAGTCCGACGCTTTAGTTGGAAAAGTCGATCCTGATAAAAATGGAAAAGCCACTATTATTGGAAAAATTCAGGGAATTATCAATGCCATGATCAAAGAAAAAAAATTAACAGCAGGAACAGTAACTGAGAGCACGACTTATATTGCAGACGCAGATAACTGTTATTTTGACCTTGATATCATTGATAAGGATTCTGCGGAACATATTTACTCATTCTATAAGTTTAGATTCAGTACCAATGCAGAGTAAAGGAGGAAAGGTGAATGTTAAATACAAGTGCTGCAACAGACGCGAGACATAGTCGTTCAGGTAAAGATGCCATGCTTTACAATGCAGATGGGGTTCCGTTTGCGCAGGTAAGCAGTTTTCAGTCGAAAACATCTTTTAATAATACCAAATATCAGCCATTAGGACAGAACAGAGAACTGGAAACAAACAATACTATTGGAGTCACGATTACAATTTCGGAGATCGTTGTTCTGGATGGCGAATTATTCAACAATGTTGTTAGTGCGGTAAATAAAGGAGAAAGCCCGGTTATGACTTTAGATGGAGTTATTGAAGGGCGTAATGGCTCCCAGGAACGCATTACATATCGTGAATGTATCTTTAGCGGTGACCAGGATCTGCAGAATGTAAGTACAGGAGATACATTATCAAGATCTTATAATCTGCACTGCAACGGGGAAGTAGAACCCCGTTCATCACTGACAATTTGATATCTGATCAACACAAGGGTGGCTAAAACTGGCCGCCCTTATTTTATAAACGGAGGAAAATAATACATGGCAAGAACTGCAAATATCGAAAATGAAGAACTGAAAACAACTGAAATTGATATGACAGAAGCTGAGGCAGATGAAGCATTAAAAGCTGATATGGCGGCAAATGAAGTGGATTATCTGGCGGGTCTTTTGAATGCAGCAGAAGATGCAGAAGACGAAACAAAGAAGATCGAGATTGTCCGTAATGGAAAGACTTACTTTGCTTTTTCAATTCATTCGCTTCCGGATGAGACTCTGTATGAAATCCGTAAAAAGTACACCAAGTATGTAAAGAATAAGAGAACTGGCACAAAGGTAGCTGAAGGAGTAGACAATGCGAAACTCCGCAGTTCTATGATTTACAATGCGACAATTGCAGAGGATCAGGAAAAACTGTGGGATAACAAACAGGTTCAGGAAGCATTAAGACGGAGAGGAAAACACATTATTAATGCTCTGGATGTCATTGATGCGGTGCTGCTTCCGGGAGAAAAAGAGAACGTATTAACTGTTCTGGACGAGCTTTCAGGCTACGATACAGAAGAAGCAAAGGTTGAAACAGCAAAAAACTTATAAGGTCCGGCTACAAATCAGCCCTGTTGCACTGGATATTCCAAAGGCAGGGCATCCGGCCGGATGAGGTAATGGCCTTGCCAGCAGGGGTCAGAGCCTTTCTTTTTGCCTCTACGGAGGTATGGATTGAAGAAAATATCAAGAAAAATGAAAAGAGGTGAGATGCTTGGCAGAAACGATAAGGATAGAGATTCCTGTTAATGTGGTCGATAATACCGGTTCTGGAACGTCGAGTGTGACCAGGAATCTCACTGCAATGGAAAGGGCGTTTGAGAGGGCAGACAGGGCGGCGCAACGATTCCAGCGTAGATCAGGCGTAGCAGCTGAGATAGAAATTGGAGCAGACGACAATGCCACCCCGGTTCTTTCTGCTGTTGAAAATGCAACAGAACAGATCGACGGAGAAACAGCACAGGTAGAAGTTTCAGCTGACGATTCAGCTACACAGATTGTCAATTCCGCATCAAATGCTGTAGAAAATTTTGATGGACAATCGGGAGATGCAGAAATAGGAGCAGACGATAGCGCCACCCCGGTAGTATCCGCCGCTTCTGATGCGGTGGAGAATTTCGATGGAATGAGCGGGAATGCTGAGATTGGTGCTTCTGATGAAGCTACGCCGGTTATCCGGGCTGCTCAGGATGCAGCAGAATCATGGGGAGGAAGCGTGTTTAATGCTACTATCGGTGTCATAGATGCGGCGACCGCCCCAATATCCAAACTTGCGAGTATAGCAAAGAATCCGGTTGTGCAGGGAGCATCATTGATCGGTGCCAGCTTTGGTGTGGCAGAATCGGTTAATTCCTTCCAGAACTTCGAAGCTATGATGTCCCAGGTGAAAGCTATTTCTGGTGCAACAGGACAGGCATTCGATGATCTGACCGCAAAAGCACAGGAGATGGGCGCAACGACCAAGTTTACGGCTACAGAATCAGCTGAGGCGTTTAATTACATGGCTATGGCAGGATGGAAGCCGCAACAGATGATAGATGGTATATCCGGCATTATGAGCCTTGCAGCAGCTTCCGGAGAAGACCTTGGGACAACTTCTGATATCGTTACGGATGCTATTACTGCATTTGGTTTAACTGCAGGAGACGCTGGACATTTTGCTGATGTATTGGCTCAAGCAAGTGCGAATGCCAATACAGATGTATCTATGCTTGGTGAATCATTTAAATATGTGGCTCCTGTAGCTGGTGCTATGAAATATTCAATAGAAGATACATCGTTAGCATTAGGCTTAATGGCCAGTGCAAATGTTAAAGGCAGTATGTCTGGTACGGCATTAAAAACTTCCATAGCTAATATGGTAAAACCTACCAATGATATGGCAGAAGCCATGGATAAATACGGAATTAGTATCACGGATGGCGAAGGGAATTTAAAGTCGCTTAAAGGTGTTATTGATAACGTAAGAGGAAGTTTAGGTGGGCTTTCCAGAGATGAGCAGACAGCAGTAGCATCTACTATCTTTGGTAAAGAAGCAATGGCAGGAATGCTTGCGATTGTTAATGCCAGTGAAGAAGACTATAACAAGTTGAGTAATGCTATTTATAATGCAAATGATGCGGCAGAGGGAATGGCTGACACGATGCTGGACAACCTTAAAGGCTCCTTTACATTAATGCAGAGTGCTATCGAAGGTACGGAGAATGCCTTTGGAAAACGGTTGTCTCCGTATTTAAGAGGAATTGCAGGTGGAATTACCGATATGATGCCTGAGATAACGGATGGAATCAATGCGGTTATGGATGTGGTAGATGATAAGATTGCAGGCGTAAAACGCAAGATCACTGACATGACCGGTTCTGATGAGTGGAAGAACGCAGATCTGTTTGGAAAGATAGACATAGCATGGGATTCAATAATCGCAAAGCCGTTCGGAAATTGGGTTTCTGGAGATGGTGCGCAATTAATATCCAGTGGGCTTGGCACATTATTTTCGAGTGCAGCGGCTATTCTTCCGGGAGGTGAAAAAGCAGGACTAACATCGTGGTTAAGTGCAGGGATTCTCGCAAAAGGAGCAGCTACGGTTGCTCAAAAAGGGAAAAGCATAGTGGAAACCCTGTCACCTATCGGAGATGCTATTGGTAACATTACAGAAGCAGCTGGAAATGCAAATGATGTGATGGACTTTGTAGGTAATCTGAGTTCCATGATTCCTGTAGGAGCGAAAGTTGGACTTGCGGCAGCGGGAATTACAGCTGCGATTATAGGAATCAAACTTGCAATCGACAAGTATAACCAGACTCAGCTTGAGAATAGTTTGGAGGAGCATTTTGGGAAGATTAAATTATCTGCAGATGAAGTTAAAGATGCGGCGGCAGGAATACTGAACCAGAAATACCTCACAAACGTGGAACTGGCATTGAATGAAGTACAGAATGCCGATAATCTGCGAGCGGAGGCGCAAAAAGCTTTGGAATCGAACGATGTCCTTGAATTCAAGAGCAGAGTTGGAATCACTTTGACAGCTGATGAACAACAGGAATATACGGATAATATTAATACTTTTGTTGAAAGCAAGATATCTGAACTGGAGAGTCGTACATTTGCGGCTCATATTCACGTTCAAACATACCTCGCAGGTACAGAAGACGGTCAGACATTAGCCCAGAACATCAAGGAATGGGCCAGAGCGGACAATTTGGAATTATCCGATTTATCTAGCCAGCTGTCGCAAAAGGTCTCAGAAGCCCTGAAAGACGGCATCATTGATGTGAATGAAGAAGAAGCTATTAGCGCTTTGCAGGAGAAGATGAACAGCATAACTGCTCGCTGGAAAGAAGCAGAGGCACAGGCTCAGTGGGACTGGATAAACCAGAAATACGGTCATTTAAGTGCAGCTGATCTGGAAAGCGGTTCATTTACAGACTTGATGGATGAAATGCGAAGCCAGCGTGAGACTGCAATGGAAAGCATTAAAGCAGATACGACTCAGTGGTATTCGGAATTGGAGGCAATGAAGGACTATGGAAGAATTACTCCTGAACAGTATGAGAGCTACAAAGAGCAGACTGGATGGTATGTAAGAGGCCAAGAAGGTTCCGAATTGTCGAAGAGTCTTGAGCTTGGAAGCAACACTCTGAATGACACATACGGCGAGAAGATTACCGGAAACATCCAGACGCTTACAGAAACTGCGCAGAACGCCTTGAAAAGTGCAGAGACCAGTTTGCAGAGCGGAAGCTATGGTACGATTGCAAGTACCTTTGATAACATGTTTACGTCTATGGATAATGGAAAAGGCTTCCTGGGAATTGGTGCAGATGCCGATCAGAGAGCACTAAACGAATTGTATCAGTCGATGGCTCCGGATGTTAGTCAGATGGGAAGCCTGATTGACCAGTACAGAGAAGCAGGGCAGGCAGTACCGAAGAGCCTTATGGAAGGATATAAGGAAGCAATCGAAGTCGGTGCGGCGGCAGGTGACGTTGATGCGGCTTGGCAGAATTACGCAAACCAGATTCTTGAATCTGGAAGCGAAGAAATGAAGAGCGTTTTGACGGATCCGAACAATCCAATGTACGAAAGTGTACGAGAGCAGTTGCCGGAGGAACTCAAAACTGCCATTGACAGGGCGACGGCAGAAACGACGCCAGATGAGATAACACTTGAAGGGCTGAGAGCTGCTGTCGATGGAGATGTGGATATTGACAAAGATTCCTGGGTATCGGCGCTGAATGAAAAACTGGGAGATCTTGCAACTACTGAAGAGGTTACTGCTGACAATGTAAAGATTAAAGTTGAGCAGGGGGATTGCCTTTGGGAAATTGGTAATGCTCTTGGAATTGACTGGCAGACGATTGCAGAACAAAACGGTATCGAAAGTCCATACATTATTCACCCAGATCAGGAACTTACAATTTCGATGGATACAATAAAAGCTGAAATGGACGGAGATAAGGCGCAGGCTGCTATCGAGCAGGCAATGTCGGCTCTGGATGCCGAAGGGGCAGAAATGTCCGTTACAGCAGAAGGAGTGAAGGTTGATCTGGCAAATGTTGAAGTGGATTCTGATGTAGCGGCGGCTCAGATCGAGTCGGCTCTTGGCATGGAATCCGGGACACTTGCAGCCAATGGCATTGAAATACAGGCAGGAGCAACAGTAACAATTCCACAGGAATTGGTACAGGTTGATACATCTGGCATACAGAGTGCTACTGAGGCGCAGACAGAAACAGAGCCCGTGGAAACAGATACGTCTGCAAATGTTAATATCACTGAAGCAACTACAGATGCGTCTGGTGCCAAGGAACAGGCACAGTCGGAAGTGGAATCTACATTTTCAGAATCTATGCCGGCAGATGGCCATACCGATGTAACGCTCGATCAAACGAACAATGCAGCAGAAGTATATTCTGAAGTGGCGTCTGAAGTACAGTCTACATTTTCAAATCCGATAGCGGCATCATGCACTGTTAATGTAACTCTTGACTGGCATATCACAAATCCATCTGCCGGAATAACAACATCTGGAAGCGGTTCTTCTGTAAAGGCATCTATTACAGGCAATGCGGAGGGAAGCATCGTTACCGGACCGTTATTATCCTGGGTAGGCGAAGATGGTCCAGAAGCCATTATTCCTCTTGGCTCAAAACGCCGAGACAGAGGCATGGACTTGTGGTTACAGGCTGGACGGGCATTGGGTGTCAAAGAGTATGCAGACGGCGGCATGATTGGAGATGTCCCACTGTCAGGAGGTTCCTCAGACTCATCTTCCGGAAGTTCTGGTAACAATGGCGATAAAGGACAAATCGTTGTCAATATGAATCCTGTCTTCAACATTAACGGAGAGGGCGGCAATGACACAGTAAATTCAATCAAAGAGAAACTGAAAGAGTTAATTAACGAAATGTCCGGAGAACTGGCATCAAGATTACTCGAATCATACGCAAATATGCCGACGTAGAAAGGGGAGAGGGCATGGAGATATATTTAAAAGAGGCGGCAAATAAGCAATCTTGTCTTCGCTTTCCTTCTCTCCCAGACAAGGAGATTACTGTTAAGGGAAATTCAAAATACCAGAAGTACGATCTGATAAAAAAAGGAACCTTTGCATTTCCGGCTGGTCCGGATATCAGATCATATGAATGGGATGGATACCTCTGGGGAAGAGCCAGAAAAAAGATGTCCACCATACATACGAAGTGGCTGGATCCGAAATCTGTTATAAAGAAGCTGGAAAACTGGCGAGATAAGGGAACGGTTCTGAACCTTATCATTTCTGCCGGCGGCGGCATCAATGTTGATGTGACGATTAATAGCTTTGAATATAAGAAATTTGGCGGGAAAGGAGATTACTTTTATAGCATTTCCTTTTATCGTTATCGTCCGCTTAAAATCCAGACCACAAAGGACCTTGGCATTGATAAGAAGAAAAAGAAGACGACAGCCCGAACGAACCTGAAAAAGAGTTCAACAGATAAGAAAAAACAGACATACACCATTAAAACTGGTGACTGCCTGTGGAATATCGCAAAGAAATTTTACGGATCAGGAGCAGATTGGAAAAAGATTTATGATGCAAATAAGACAGCGATAGAAAAGGCTGCGAAAAAATACGGGCATAAGGATAGCAACCAAGGGGACTGGATATTCCCTGGCACTATCCTTACGATACCGTAAAGGAGGCATTATATGATTGATCCGCTGAAATATTCTTATTATTTAGTCCTCGTGACTGAAAAAAAGAAAAAATATGACATCACCAATTTTGTCGAAGATTTGGGATGGGAAGAGCTGGAAAACGAACTTGCAGCCAGATTGTCGTGCACTGTAAAGAATGATAAGACCACAAAAGGCAGGATTTCCAGTTTGTCTAAACCGGGATGTTATTTGTACTTGTATTATCGGTACAAGACTGGAACTGCACAGGAAGCTATGCGTGGCCGGATTGTAGAATGGAATCCATCTGCAAAGTCAAGCAGTCAACCATTAAAGCTGAAGGCCTATGATAACCTGTATGATTTGCAGGAGTCGGAAGACTGTGTATATTATTCTTCCGGAGCAAGAACCAAGCAGGTTATACAGGATTATTTCAAGAAATGGGGCATACCAATTGGTAAATATACCGGACCTGATGTGGTCCACGGAGTTATTAAGGAAGACAAGAAGAAACTCGGCACAATGGTCAAAGATATTCTGGATGAAGCGAAGAAAAAGGGTGGGGGCTATTCTGCAATCCGTTCTGTCAAGGGCAAAGCCCAGATTCTGGCAATTGGCAGCAACAAGAACATTTATCATTTTGCCGAAACAGAAAATCTGATAAGTGTTTCTCATAAGATCAGCACTTCGGGAATGGTTACGCGAGTAAAGATTCTCGGAGAAGCAGACGATGATAAGCGCAGACCTGTAGAAGCAACGGTCGATGGTCAGACAAAGTACGGCATTCGCCAGAAAATACTTACAAGAGGCAAGGATGATAGCTTAGATGAAGCAAAAAAAGAGGCAAAGGAAGTCCTTGATGATGATGGAAAGCCGAAAGAGGAAATCAAGGTAGTTACTATCGACATTCCTATCATCCGAAAAGGAGATATTATCCATCTTAAAATGTCAACTGGATCAGGGTATTACTGGGTAAAGGCAATTACTCATGATTGCGACAAGATGGAAATGACTATGACTTTAAAGAAAACTAAGCTGAAATCTTCGTCTTCGAAAAAGGATAACAAGAAAAAGGATGGAGATTACAGCATCGGAGATACAGTCAACTTCCATGGCGGCTATCATTATGTTTCTTCGGATGCAACGTCAGGATATAAGGTAAGCGCCGGAAAGGCGACAATAACACACAGTAATCCGGGCAGTGCTCATCCATGGTGCTTGGAAAATGTTAACTGGGCTGAGACCCATGTATGCGGCTGGGTAGACGAAGGCTCGTTTGATTAGGAGGGCATATGGCATATGACAGTAATGACGGTGTCGCACGATTAGCTGCGGTATTAGATGCAAGAATGAGAGATCATGCAGATAAGCCGCTCTGCCTTGATTTTGCAGAGATTCAGGCAGACGGCAGCCTGCTCTCGAATACATTTCCGATTCCAATTCCTAAGAGTGATTACAGAGTTTGTAGGCAATTAACTCTTGGAAAGACGGGAGATGCATTTTGCGATGTCCGGGCAGATGAACATTCTGGAAAAGCATATCTTCCGGAATCTATGCGGCAGTTGCAGGCCGGAGACAGAGTGTTGATTGCGTGGGTGCAAGACACTGCTGTTGTGATCGACATTATAACCAGACCGGTATAAGAGGACAGTATAGGAGGACATATGGCAGACAATAACTTATATCCGGTGGTGGATATACCGGAATATGAGGAAGAAAATGAAGAATATGATACAGAGTACAAGCCATCTGTGGCGTGGGACTTAGAGAAAGGAGATTTCGTTTGTAAATCTCCTTTTTGTATGCTCAAAAGCGAAGGACTTGAAGCGTACAAGATATGGTGCGTGAAGGCCGTATCAACAGAAAGATATAGTTGCCTCGGGTACGACGATGACATCGGTGCAGAGATGGAAGATGCCATGAAGGAAGAAGATGACACAGCTGTGGAACTGGCAATTGAACGTACCATAGAAGAGGCTCTGATGGTAAATCCAAGGACTGAATCCGTAGAGGACTTTGAGTTCTCATGGGAACCATCTGTGGTTTATGTGAAATTTACAGTGTACGCAATACACTGGGAGAAATTTGATTTAGAAGTAACATTGAAAAGGAGATGAGAATTTGACAGAAGAATTTGTAACTCCAGAATTTATAGATAATAGTGATCCTGATACGATCCAATCCAGGATGATGAACAATCTGCCTGTTGATATCTCTGATATGCCGGCAGATTTCCCATACGATTTCACAATGCCAACAGCGATTGAAATATCGAGGTTAATACAGTATAACCTTACCCGGACATTGATGTTGATGTTCCCGATGTGGGCTTGGGGTCAATGGCTTGATTTGCATGGTGTATCTGCAAAGGTTACACGAAAGCAGGCGAGCAGAGCATCCGGTCATGTGACCGTCGTAGGCACCGCTGGAACGATTATCGAGGAAGGGACGGTATTTTGTACAGAAGGTACGACAGATGTCGAATCTGTTGAATTTGCGACGACTGAGGAAGCAACTATACCAGAGCAGGGAACGGTTGACATACCTGTTGCGTCTGTTCTCACAGGAGCTTCTTATAATGTGACAAGAAATACTGTGACATTGCAGAAACAGCCAAACAAGAATGTTACTTCTGTGACGAATGAGAATCCTATCAGGGGTGGCACAGACGAAGAGGACGACGACACATACCGAGAAAGAATCCTTGAAAAGCTTCGCTCCGCAGAGGTTTCCTTTGTAGGATGTGACGCAGATTATGTCCGTTGGGCGAAAGAAGTATCTGGTGTTGGTTCTGCCGTGGTCGAAGCTGAATGGAAAGGACCTGGCACCGTTAAGGTTGTTGTTGCTGATCCGGATGGTTCTGCGGTTGGAGAAGATACTCTAAAAGCAGTTGAAGACTATATTGTATCCCCAAAGGACAGAATGAAGCGTCTGGCTCCGATTGGAGCATCCGTAACGATATCTACAGTGAAGGACATGACTATATCCTACAGTGCAGTGCTTGAACTGGAAAGCAATTACAGTATCGACAATGTAAAGGAAGCATTCCTGACAGCATTAAAGACCTATTACAGGGAAGCTAAGGACAGTGAAGAAATCCGGTATACGGTTGCATCTGCATTGTTGTCTAACACAGCCGGAGTAATTGATTTCTCAGATTTTCGTATAAATGAAAATACGAACAATATATCGGTTGCGGCAGACTATTATCCGATCACAACTGCGACGGAGCTTAATTTTACGGAGGGATAGAGATGCATATAGACAATGTTGATCTGGAACATTTTCCTACGAATGAGGTTGCTCAGAGGCTCCTGACGTATGTGACGAGAGGATGGTATGATAAGTCGTACGTCGGAAAATGGATATACGAAGTTATCGGGCTGGAACTGGAGACTGCAAGCAGGAGGATTGGCGAAGCGCAGAAGCAGGCATTTCCGGAAACAGCGGCATGGGGAATTTACTTCCATGAACTGACGTATGGAATACCGATTGACAGGACAAAAGACATTGATGATCGCCGAAAAGCAGTCGTGAATCGACGCGATAGGACGGCCAGATCGTCCATTACGCCTTATAGGCTCGAGAACATTATACAGACCGTATTTGGGCTTTCTGCGAGCGTCTCGGAGCAGGTAGAGAAGTATGTGTTTGGTATCGACCTGTTGATCGGAGCAGATTATCCGATATATTCCGTCGATGTTTTACTGGAATATATCCGAAAAATAAAACCATCTCATCTGTCAATGCAGGCTCGATATGTTATTGAAGCCGCAATATGCAGTGAGAGGGAAAGAGTTCTATTCCCAGCGTTAGACATAGGAATGCAGCATGTCTGGACAGAAAGATTTTCTGTACCATCGGTTGAAGTTAAATGTGAAATAACAGAAAAACTTCCGGTTGGAATGACCGGGAATGTTATGATCTACAAGAATCTCAATCAGTGGAATGGAGAGTACAAATGGGATGGAACGATAAAATTTGATACAGAAGTAACAACGGAGGAATTGTGATGGAAGGAAAGGTAACAGTAGTAGGAAGGACGAAAATCCTGAGAGCCAGAGCCGGAGAGATCACTCTGCCTAAGATTGTAGGATTTGCGTTTGGAAGTGGCGGCTCGAATGGTTCAACAGTTCTTAGTCCGGGAGAAACATTGAAAAATGAATTTCTTCGAAAAGCGGTAGATGGACATACGCTTAAAACCAATGAAAACAAGTGTGAATATTATTGCACATTAAATGGATCTGAAGCCAACGGAAAGAGCATAAGTGAGATCGGATTGTATGACTCTGAGGGAGACATCATCATGATTGCTAATTTTCTTCCAAAAGGTAAAGATTCGAATGTATCAATGAGATTTGAAATTGATGATGTTTTACAGTAAGGAGATGATTATATATGGCGAACGTGGTTATCCCGGAGAATCCGGAGTTCAATGAAGCTTTGAGAATCATCGAGACAAAGGATCTGGTTCATGCGGATGTAGTAAATCCTATGTTTAGGACATTACTGCTTAATACTATATATCTCGAACGACGGGTAGCAAAGATGATCGAACGGATTGACACACTTGCGATTGACAATATCTATGGAGGACCAGAGCTGTCGGCGGATGCAAATATCGTAGATGCAAGCGCGCAGTTCAGCGTTATCAGGAAAACGTCGTCGACAGCATCAGTACAGACACTGTTTCAAAAAGCAATCGATAGTCTCAGAAAAGGACTCTATAGCTTGTTGATTAGAGTGAAAGTGAACTCAAATTCAAATAACGGCGGGCTAATCGAATTAAATGTAACGTCTGGCGGAGCGATATTGGAAACCAGAACTATTACTGCAAATATGTTTGAAAGAGCAGGAGTTTATCAGACGTTTGGACTTAATGTTGAATTGAATGATACGGTTACTATTACTGCGAGATTGCTGAAAAATAGCGCAAATATAACGGTGTCCGTTGATTATGTCATGCTTCAGCCGGCTCAGACAGCAATCACGAGTTTGTAGGCGGTGGCTATATGATATCAGCAGAGAGACTTGTAGAATTGCGGGCAAAAGTAAAAAAAGAAATGGCAAGGAGAAGCTGTGTGGAGCATGGTTCAAGCGCTTCAATGAATAAATTTGCTGCAAATTATGATTATAATGCTGTTCCGGTCACTGGGGGAGACATTACAGATGAACATATACAAAAGGTTATTGATCCGCTGCTTAATGTAGCGGATTTTTTGCAAGATAACAGCCTGCAACAGAGTCATAGTGGAGCAGATGTGATCGTCGATCAGGCGGAGAAATTTGTTGATACCCTTGCAAAAATAGATAAGCAGGCAAGTGATAGTGGGTGCAGAGGACTCTGTACGGGGTTATGTGTAGGTTCTTGCACATCTGGCTGTCAGGGATGCACTGGGTGTACTGGTGGTTGCGATACCACTTGCGCAAAGAGTTGTTCAGATGGCTGTTCTACATCCTGCGGTGGTTGTTCAGATGGCTGTTTTTCTGGATGCACACATACCTGTGGTTCCGGATGTACAACCGGCGCGATGACTACATAATGAGAGGAGGTGATATCTATGGCGTGTTCAAAAGGATGTGGAACGAGTTGTGCAACGAGCTGTAAGTCCACAGCGTCTGGCAACTGCGGCGGATGCGGGACTTCCTGCTCGCGAAATTGCAGTACGATATGTAGCGGCACCTGTTCTGGTACTTGTGATAAAACATGCACAAAGCAGTGCAATCACAATTGTTCGGACGAATGTACTGGATGTCAACGGACATGCGCAGATGATTGCGAGGCAGGATGCAAAACGGATTGCCTTCAGACATGCACAGCAAATTGTTCGGACACCTGCGCAGACTGTACAGGCGGATGCGGAAACAGTTGCTTTTCGACATGCGCAGATGATTGCACAAGCGGATGCAAGGGCAGTTGCAATCAGACATGCACAGCAAATTGCATGAACGACTGCAATACCTGGTGCGAAGGCGGATGTTATTCTTCATGCACATGGACTTGCGAAGGATGCAGTAATACTTGCACCGGTACCTGCACCGGTACCTGTTCTGGCACCTGTTCTGGTACCTGTTCTGGTACTTGTCAGGGTTGTGATAATAAGTGCACAGCTTCCTGCGCTCAGTCTTGTACTGGCTGTAGCGGCTGTTCGGGTTGTGGAAATTCCTGTGGTTCCGGATGCACAGATAGCTGCATGGGAACCTGCAAAAGCAATTGTTCTGGAGGCTGCGGAACCAGCTGTGGAGGATGCTCTACATCCTGTGCATCAAGCTGTCAGAGTGATTGTGGCGGCACCTGCAGGAATCAGTGCTACGGACAGGCGACTACACCGATATATTCATTTAATTAGGAGGAAAAAAATGAGAACAGTAATTATTAAAGTAGACAGCAAAGAGGCAGAGTACATCGAAAGACTGGACTACGAAAGGGGATTTACTAAAGATGTCCTGCAGAGAATCATCGAAGCACACATGGAAGACCCAGATGTAATCAATAGCCCAGCATTTAAGGCTTATCAGAAACAGGGAGCGGAATTGGATGCACAGTTCAGCATGGCAGTAGCAGAGCTTGAGAAAAAATATATTCCGGAGATTCTTAAACATCACAAGATCAAATGGAATCTTGAGTACAAGACAGGAGAACTGAAAGTAGACATTCTGTGCAATTGTGAAATTGAGGGAATCAAATGAAAAGAACAGAACAATATTCCGAAAGGCTGAGCAGATTATATCCTGAGCTGCACGAACCGGTAGGGACAGAAAAGATTCTGACTCAGACCATTACGTTTCAGGTCACTGATGACTGCAATCTGGCATGCAAGTATTGTTATCAGACACATAAGGGCAAAAAGAAAATGTCTTTCGATACGGCAAAGAAGATGATTGATCTTCTGCTAACTGGAGAAAAGGGCATGAGAGATTATATCAATCCAAGGCGTTCCCCTGGCCTTATCATTGACTTTATCGGCGGAGAACCGCTGTTGGAAGTAGGGCTGATTGATCGAATCTGCAGTTACACTATTGGCCAGATGATAGAACTAAATCATCCATGGCTTATGAAAACAATGTTTTCTATCTGCAGTAATGGTGTGTGCTACTTCGAACCAGAAGTACAGAAGGTTTTGCAGAAATGGAACAATCGACTGTCTTTTTCTGTTACCGTTGATGGTAATAAAGAGCTACATGATTCCTGCAGAGTGTTTCCAGACGGTCATCCATCGTATGATCTGGCGATTGCAGCGGCAAAAGACTGGATGAATAAGGGCGGATACATGGGAAGCAAAGTTACTATAGCTCCGGCGAATGTAATGCACACATACGATGCAATCACACATATGATTGAACTTGGATATAACGAGATTAATGCGAATTGTGTGTATGAGGAAGGATGGAAACCGGTTCACGCCACAGTTTTTTACGATCAGCTGAAAAAGCTGGCTGATTATATTTTGGAACACAACCTTGACATGGAAAAGGATTATTATATTTCCTTGTTTGAGGAAAAGTATTTTCGTCCAAAGCAGGAGGATGATCTTGAAAATTGGTGCGGCGGGAATGGTGTTATGCTGGCAGTTGACCCAGATGGCATCATATATCCATGTTTGCGGTATATGGAAAGCTCTCTTGCAGGGCAGCAGGAACCATATAGTATAGGAGATGTGGATACAGGAATCTGCCAGTGTGAATGCCACAAATGCCGTGTGGAGTGCCTTAAGAAGATTGATCGGAGAACACAGAGCACGGATGAATGCTTCAATTGTCCCGTTGCAGAGGGGTGCTCATGGTGTACTGCATACAACTATCAGGTATTTGGCACACCCGATGCAAGGGCTACTTACATCTGTAACATGCACAAGGCACGAGCACTCGGAAACATCTATTTCTGGAACAATTATTACAAGAAACACGGTATTGATAAGCATATGGAGAATTATGTGCCAGAAAAATGGGCGCTTGACATTATCACTCAAGCAGAGTGGAATATGCTGAATAGCTTATAACTATTTTCGATATAATCTAACAAAAAATGATAATATCGAAAAAATATGGTAAAAAAGAGAGGTGTTTTAAAAATGATAAAGCAAGAAGTTATCTTTAATGTTAAAAACCTCATGATCTCTAAAACAAAGAATATCTTTGCAACGGAAGGCATTCGGAATGTATTTGAAGCGGTTTTCCAGTTTCATTCTTCTGATTGGGACAATCTTACGAAAACTGCTGTCTTCGAAAATGTAGAGGGCACGAAAGAGCTGCGACTGCTTGTAGACGATAAGTGTGATATACCTGACAGCTTCTTTAAGACTTCTGGAGTGTGTTATGTGTCAGTGATGGCGGGCGATTTCATGGTCACAAATAAAGCGGCGATCATCGTAGTAAACGCTGGGTATACTTCCGGAGATACCGTACCGGATGCAAAGAATTATTTTGAACAGCTTCTGAGATATTTTGATGCAACGAACACGAATGTTCAGGAATATGGAAAGCTGGCCGAAAGATTTGCGGTTGGTTTGGCAGAGGTTCCTGAAAGCCTGACGGATAACGCAAAATATTACGCGCGTCAGGCAGAGCGTGCCGTAATGGGTATTCCGGGGCAGGTGGAAGATGCAAAGGGAGATATCGACAATTATGTAAAGGGCAAGGAAGCTGATCTGAAAGGCGAGGATGGAAATGTGTGCTTTGTCGAGTTTCGCATTGAGCCACCTTGCTTGTATATGCGGAATAATCCGGATGAAACAGACATAGAGTTCCGACTAAACGGTTCAAAATTGGAATACAAATGGAGGGAAAGAGGTTAAATGGCAAATAGATCAACGGGCAGTGGCCAGTGGACTAACATGGGGAACGTTACACCAAATCCTCGTGGAAGTTATTCTGACGCTGAAACATATAAGTATTTAGATATGGTGTCATATGGTGGCGGTTCATATCTCTGCTTGCAGGATGATACAATTGGTGTGCGCCCATCTCCTGGTGAAAGTACAGACAGATGGTTCTGTTCTTCGGTGCCAGGAGAAGCAACCCCGGATTTCAAAAACTTAGTGACAGAAACTAAAGAAGCGGCCAGGACAGCAAAAGAAAAAGCATCTGAGGCGGAGACAAGTGCAAAGGCTTCAGAAATAAGTGCACAGGCGGCTTCGAACTCAGCCGAAGCAGCAGCAGCTTCGGCCAGAGATGCAGAGAATGCAAAAGATGTTGTTGCCGGATACAAAATTGCGGCTGAAAAGGCTGCATCATCCGCTGCGACATCTGAGAAAAATGTAAATGATAAAATTGCTGGACTGGACAATACGTTTTCTGAAAAGACAACGAGCGCAATAGAAACCATAAACAAATCCGTAGATGCAAAAGCAGATGAGATAAAAAATGAAATCACTGCAACAAAAAAATCTATGGTAGATGCGTCTCAGAAAGCTATAAACGACACAATCGATGCGAGAAAAACTGAGATCAATAATACAGGTGCATCTGAAATTAAAAATGTACAGGCTGAATCAGCAACACAGACACAGGGGATTAAAAGCGTAGCAGCTGAGCAACTGGCAGCTATTAATGCGGCTGGTGGCACTTTAGAGAGTGCAATTGAACGCTACTATGCTATGCGCCGTACGAGAGAAATCTATACGGTAGAAGAACTTGATCCGGATGTTACACAGGCCTGCACGGTAAATCGTTTAGATGCTCTGTCTGGTCTTACCTGCACACCGTCCACAAATACGACAGCTGGAGAAGACCAAATTGGAACCCTCGAAGCATTCCGTCCGATTGAAGTGAACTGGATCCTCGATGATGATGGAAACCAGAAAATTACCGCAATTGAGGGAATGCCGGGATATAAGACGACAGGAAAAGTCAACCGTGGAATCATGAACATGGGACTCTATTACAAAAAAGAGCGAAATGCAGAAGACAATGGTTGGCTGCATCATTGGTCCATGCTTCCTCGAAAAGAAGAAGGATATGTTCCGATGAAAGAATGTGTTCGTCCAGACAATACGGTGCAGGGATGGATGCTCCATCCTAAAGGAGCGGCAGTGGATATTGATGGTGTTCCGTATGTAACCAACGGAAAACCCGTCAGAAACAAACCTTCGTATGCAAATTTTACATATGCACGAAAGCAGGGTCCGGCATACTGCTTTGAAACAGATGTGGATGCTGCATGGGTTCTGGCGTTGACAATGATTAAGTACGGAACAAAAGATCTGCAGGCCTATATGAGAGGATGCACAGCTTACAGTAATCAGTATAATGTTGCAGTTGCTGAAGAGAATACAAAGAGAGTAATTCTCACAAAAGATCAGGCGAATTATTTTGTTGTTGGTTCATTTGTCAGTGTTGGAAATCCAGGTTCAAATACGAACTATGATCGATATTATGCTTATATGCATAATATCGTTGATAGCGTAAAAATCACGGCGATTGAAGCTGTGGATGAAACACATAGTGCATTGGTGCTTGATGTTGCAGCACCTTTTACGACGGAAACAAGTTACAAGGTAAGTGCAATGCATTGGGAGACGGGATCCACTGATTCCGTACAGGGTTACGATGGAAGCCCAGTATCCAATACAGATGGAAAGAATATCTGCAAGATTAATGGCATTGAGATTATGCCGGGAGGTCTTTCGGTATCTGGAAACTCTGTTCATATTATAGAGACAGATTCTGATGGAAATACAAGCTGTACATATTATAGATGTGATGATGCCAGATTGTTAACAACTAATACAGATACAATAATTAGTTCGTATGTAAAAGTTGGAAGTTTTCCTGCAACGGACAATGCGTGGAAATACATCAAAGAGCAGATGGTTGATTTTGGTAAAGGAGTTATGTATCCAGTGACATATGGCGGTGGCGATAAAGCTTATTGGGCAGATGGATGGCATACAGGAAGTACTCCTTCGGCTGGCCAAAAGTCAGCCCGGGAGCTCCTCCGGCGCGGCGTTCTGAGCAGCGGCGGCATCGCTGGCCCGTCGTACGTGGTTGGCAGCAGTGGCCTGACGTATGCCGGGTGGTACTTCCTCGCGACCCTTTCTCCTAACGCCGTACGGGGTGAATGGCAGGCGATAGCCTGACAGAGGGGCTGTCCCCTCCAATGGCTACAAATGATTTTAAAATGATGAATTTAACCGTATGAAAATACAGACGGTTTAAAGTAACAAAAAATATAATATAAGGACTTATGGGGTCCGGGAGCTCCTCCGGCGCGGCAATCTGAACAACGGCGGCATCGCTGGCCCGTCGTACGTGAATGGCAACAATGGCCTGACGAATGCCTGGTGGAACATCCTCGCGACAATTTCTGTGTATAAAAAATTTGATACTCGACCTCATAAGCCGGCTGAAGAAGCCTATACTTGGGAATACCCGAAATACGTGATAAAAGGCCATTCCTTTCTCATGAAGTAGATTGACATCTGCAGAGTGGGAAGGGGAGACTGGCAGGTGCGCTGCCAGCCGGGACTAGTAGACAACCGAAAGTCCCTGAATCACACAGAAAGGAAAATGCCTTTATGAAGAAATGCTGCAAGAATGTAAATATTTTAGCAGATGATTTTATTGAAGATCCAATTTATGAAGCACTTGACGAAAAATGGAAACGGCCAGATGTGGCAAAGTATCTGCATGGTCGCACAAGTTCAATGAGTTTGCAGGCTATGAAACGATTACTTCGAGACACAGACGAAAGAGATCTCATGGTATCCGGTCTGATCCGTACAGTGGCAGAAAGTCTCAGATATGAAATCCAGAACAGAGAGTTGAAAGTAGAACCTATTCAGTATGGTTGGCGGCGAGATGGAATAAACGGAAAGTTTCGAGAAATCGGAGTGGAGAGTGTAAAACAGCTTATTCTTGACGAAATAGCCAGCGAAGGACTGGATGAACTCTGGAGAAGAAAACTGGGCTATCATCAATATGCAAGTATCAAAGGAAAAGGACAACTCGGAGGCAAAAGAGCAATAGAGCATCAGATCAGAAAGAAATATGCTCAATCTCGGTATGCCTGGAAGGGCGATGTAAGGAAATGCTATCCATCGGTTGATACCCGTAAATTGAAACGTATGTTGGAACACGATGTGAAGAACGAAGTCCTTCTGTATCTTGTGTTCTTTCTGATAGGGACATACAAACAGGGACTTAATATCGGCTCCGGTTTATCACAGTTTCTGTGCAATTATTACCTGTCTAAAGCCTATGTGTATGTACTTAGCCTACATAAGACCAGAAAGCACCGAGATGGTACGACTGAAAGCAAGAGACTTGTATTTTTCTGTATATTCTATATGGACGACATCCTGCTCATAGGAGCCCGGGAAGCTGATGTTAAGAGGGCGGCTCGGGCGTTAGAAAAGTACCTGTTGAAAGAGTACGGACTCACAATAAAACCGGATGCAGACCTATTCCCGATTGATTATCGCATTAAAACCGGAAATAAATATGAGAATTACAGAGAAAAAGATAAGGCAGAAAGGCGCGGAAAACCGATAGATATGATGGGTTATGTGATTTACAGGGACCACACAGAAATCAGAAGCAAGATCTTTCTGCGGGCAAGGAGAGCTTATTCAGTAGCTTGGTACTGCATGAAGAATAGAGTTGAAATCCCTCTGGAGATTGCTTATAAATGTACCAGTTACTATGGATGGTTTAAACATACCGATTCCAAATACGTCAAAGATAAATATAACATTGATGCTGTTTGCACAGCTGCAAAAAGGAGGATCAGCAAGCATGCAAAAAGCGAAATATATGGAACGTCAGCCAGAAGTGCGCTGGCAGCCTGTTAATAATGGCATGGTGGATGTTACGCTGTGCTTGAATGAGCAGAAAGTGACGATTGAACAGGGACAGATGGAAGGCTCGGCAGAGCAGATGATGTATGAATATGACTATCATCAGTTCAGAGAATCTATTGACAAAATTAATGAAGAAGCAGTGAGAGTATCTCCTACAAAGTATATGTCCTATGTTCCAGAAAGCGAAAAAAGCTTAGAAGAGAAATTAGAGGAACTGCAGGCTTCGAACGAAATGCTTACAAGTTGCGTTCTTGAGATGTCAGAACTGGTATATCAGTAATGATGAAACTATTAAGTAACTTTATTATATTATTACAGAATGATGGAGGAAAAGAAATGATTGCAATGTTATGGGCACAGCAGATTATGCTTGGAAAGAAAACTTATGCAGAGGTACCGAGACTTCTGAAAGCAAAGGTAAAAGAAATCCTGGAAGATTCCGGAATGGGAGAACTGGCAAAGGAAGAATGACGAAACTACAGATAATAAGTAAACAATGGTCATTGATTTATGATCTTCTGCTACTTAATAAGGGGGCGAGTGAAAGAACCCTTGATGAGATTGAACGGGATATGGATACATTGGAATTTCATTGTAGAAAGTATGCCGACGCAGATGATGAAGAATTGATGGCATGAAAAGGGCCTGAGCAGGCTCTTTTTTTAATGGAGGTAAAACTATGTATAGCCAAAGAAGCCCGCCGTAAGAGCAATATAGAAGCTTTGGAAATTAAATACGGAGGTATTGGAATGACGTTAAAAGAGATTTTGGAAGCTGGTGGGGGAATCCTTTTTGTTGTTCTTACATTAGTACAGGTAGCGCCAATTAAGGTAAATCCTTGGACAGTATTGGGACGATCAATTGGTCGCGTACTGAACAAAGAAGTCATGGACAAAATCGAGGAGGGAAACGCTAAGAATGCACGTTACAGAATTATTCGATTTAATGATGAGGTTAAGCATGATGTAAAACATACAGAGGAGCATTTTGACCAGATTATTGAAGATATTGATACTTATGAAAATTATTGTAGCGATCATCCTCACTTTCCAAATGGAAAAGCAGTTCATTCGATTTCGAATATCAGGAAGATTTATGATAAATGTAGTGATGAACATTCTTTTCTGTAAACACTGGAGGCGGCAGGTAAAATGAAAAAAAGATTAAAAAAGATAGTTTCGGCGATAAAGAAAGTCGGAACATTGAACCTAGTGCTGATGTTTGTCGGCGCTTTTTTTATATGGTTCAACTGGCAGATGATTTTGCTGTACAGACAGTGTGATAGCATGCCGGAAACATATGCCTGTGCAGTTGTGGCAGCAACCATTGGAGAGTGTGGCATATGCGGCTGGATCCGGACAAACAAAGACAAACAGCAGGATCGGAAATGGGAAAAAGAGGACAGGAAGAAACAGGAACAAAACGACGCCAATATGGCAGAAAATGAGGAGGATTGAGAAAATGAAATTTAAAGAAGCATTTGAAGAGATGAAATCAGGAATTCCAGTAAAACTCCCGTCATGGGCTGGCTATTGGTGGTGGGATGAAGAATCCCAGACAATCCTTATGTACACAAAAGACGGTGACTGTCTGGATATAAGAGAAACACAGAATGTGGAGTATACGCTTCAGAATATTCTTTCCGATGAGTGGGTTTATGCGGATAGTCGGAACTGCCCGATTCTTGGCGGAGAAGCAACATTCTCTTTTGGAGAAGCAATTAAGTACCTGAAAAGAGGCATGAAAGTAGCAAGAAAAGGATGGAATGGAAAGAAGCAGTACATTCAGCTTGCAAGCGGAATCTCTTATAAATCGCCTACCGGAGATATCGTGAACTGTGAACATGACGCAATCGGCAACATGGCAGTAGCTTTTGTCGGAACTTCTGGTGTACAGATGGGATGGCTAGCGTCACAGGCAGATATGCTTGCTGAAGACTGGGTATTTGCATAAGAAGAGGAGGATAAATTTATGACATTAGAATATTTTTTACTGTTACTTATGATTGTATCAATCTTTACCGGCTTAGTGACTGAAGGTATTAAGAAGTTGCTTGAAGAGTCAAAAAAAACCTACAAGGCAAATTTCCTTGCAGGAGGGGTGGCTGTAGCTTTATCTCTGCTTGTTGGAGTTGGGTACATTATTTTGATGGAGGCGCAGATTAATAGCAAAATGGCAGTATATCTTATTGCGTTAGTACTTTTGTCCTGGCTGTCTGCAATGGTTGGATACGACAAGGTCATTCAGTCACTTGGGCAAATTAAACTCCCGAATAAAAATGAGTAGTTAGGAGCCTGTTTTAAGACTCCTTTTTTGCGAGGTGGACTTATGGATAAGCAAAATATAACTGTGTTGAGAAAAATACTGTACGCAGTGGAATCCGGAGATCAGGTATATGGTAAGCAGGATTATTCCTGCTTTGCCGGGGTCGGAGCGAACTGTAGCAATGAAAAAGCTATTACGATCGGTGCGGGCCAGTGGTACGCAGGAGAAGCAAAAGAACTGTTATACCGGATTCAGAGAGCAAACCCGAAGCTATTCAAAGACATGGATAATGCAGGCATGGAAAAAGACCTGCTGATGAAGAGCTGGGATACATACGCCGTAACAGCAGAATCTGCGAAAGGAAAATGTATCGTAGACATTATCAGCACTGACTTGGGGAAGGAATGCCAGGATCAGTACATGGAAGACCAGATACAAGCGTATATTCCGATCATTGAAAAAGCATATGGAACCATGCCAGATAGTGCCATGATGGAATGCATCAATATCCTGCATCAGGGTGGCTTTGACGCATTGAAAAGAATCTTGTCTAAAACTCCGGAACCGTACACTGCAGACAAGATTTATGCAACGTTATGTAAGGATCCGGCAGACTCGACGCCGAACCAGGTAGGAGATTACACAGACAGACAGAAAGCGGTAATCAGCATGATTAAGAATTATGCTGTGACTGCGGAAAGAAAGGAAGATGCAGCAATGACAAAAACAGAAAAAGCAATAAGGCAGATGGAGACATGGGCGAAAGATGATTCTCACGGCTACGATCAGGACTACCGCTGGGGAGAAAAAGGAGATTACGACTGTTCCTCCGCTGTAATTCAGGCATGGCAGAACGCCGGAGTTCCAGTTAAGTCTGGTGGCGCTACATACACAGGAGATATGAAGAACGTATTCCTGAAAAATGGATTTGTAGACGTAACGAGCAAAGTTAACGTAGCAACCGGATCTGGTCTGCTCAGAGGAGATGTGCTGCTGAATGAAGCGCATCATGTAGCCATGTACTGTGGAAATGGTAAAGAGGTAGAAGCCAGCATCAACGAGAAAGGTACCGCTCATGGCGGTAAACCGGGAGACCAGACTGGTAAGGAGTTTCTGATCCGGAGCTATCGGAATTATCCTTGGAATTGTGTGCTCAGGTATAGAGGGAATATTTTCTCCGCTTCTGACACAGAAAAGAAGCAGAACGCAGTAGCCTATGTAGCGAGATTCACAAAGGATTGCAAATGCTACAGTGCAGCCGGCAAGACTCAGGCGAAAATGTTCCCGGTGATTAAAAAGAATGCGGTTGTAGATGTGATGAAATACACCGAAACCGTAAATGGTAAAAAGTGGTATTTTATCCGGATTCCACATCCGACAGAAGGATTCGTAAGAGAATTTGTTCCGGCCGGATATTTCAAGAAGTTGATTTAAAAAAGACGGCGCCTTCTAAAATCACATTAAAATATATCACTTCAAAAGGAACTCTATAAAGATGGAGTTCCTTTTGAATAAACCGCTAATTATATTTTATAATATTATTCCTCCCCTATCTTTTCTTCATATTTTTTTATGAGCCATTCCGGGACCGGTTCGTCTCCGTCGTCACCCCTGTATTTGATCGGGTCAATATTGTTTGTGAAACACCATTCCCAGCTGTTATAATCGTCGCCGTCTTTTGATACGATGTAGAATATATCATATTCGCCATCCACAAATGCTATCGTATCTGTTGTATTCATTGTGTACAGCATGATATACATGTTTCTCCTGTATGCGTACGCCATTTCTAGCGGCGAATCTTCACCGCCCAGAAATTCCATGAACATTTCAACGTCGGAAGATTCTTTCGACAATTTGTTATAATAATCGTAGACTTTTTCATCCCATCCGTCCGGGAAAAGCTTACGATCTTTTATTTTCTCGTTATCTTCTTTAGCCATTTTGTAAATGGTTTCAAGCTTCACTCTTTTAATCATTTTCTTACCTCCTCTTGTTCCATTTCGAGCCAAATTTCACACTGCTCGCCGTCTTCCTCGTAGCTGACAACTTCGCCAGCTTCCAGGCGTTCTCGCCAGTTCTCCGGGTAGTTTTCCGGGATGTAAATACAGTTTCCCGGAAAGAGCTGGTTGTTGCGTTTCTCGTTGACTAAATATTCCATTTTTTCCTCCTTGACTTGTAAGTTTTCAGCAGTTTTATTTTGAATCTTCTAAGACAGCTCGCTCTAACAGCTGTCTCACATAATCCGGACATTTGCTTTTTCCGGATTCCCAGTTTTCGAGCGTTCTAATCGGTATGTTGTACCTCCTTGAGAATTCTGCTCGGGATATCTTTAAGTGTTCACGCATTTCCATGGTGGACATATTTTCTTTTTGCTTCAGATCATCTTCCATAGATCCTTTTGTTTTGTAAGACATGAATCCTACCGCGGATGGGAAAATACGGGTGTAAGTGGTTTTGTTTTCGTCAATCCATTTAATACTCACATATACTTTTGCACATAAATATGGCCATTCCGGACTTAATATAGTACCGTCCGCATATACACAAACATCGCATTCTTCAGCGATAGAATTATCATATATGATACGATCGACTTCTTCTTTAAAGAATTTCGCACGGCAATAGGCCACGATGTCGTCTAACTGGTATCCGTCGCATTCAGGTATAAAACTTTTGATCTGTTTTCGCTTGATCTCCCATAGATTCGTGCTATAATCTTTATCCATTTTAACGAGGCTGTCGACAAACCCACCGACAGGAGAGGGATTTAAGATTTTGTAAGCTACATCAAGTTCGGCTTCAGATTTTCCGCAGCCTTTCTTGAAATCATGCATTAATTCATCCATCATGGATTCAAATTCAGATTGATTATATTTATACATACATTTCGCCCCCCTTCTATCAATGTTCTTTGACATATTTATGTATACGCTCATATAAATTCATTTCATTTCGGTTCGCCATTAATTCGCTCAAATCGTTTGAATCATAATTTGTAGAATATACGGCATAACTGCGATTTTCGATAAACCATGAAGCTTCTTTGATGTTGCTAAGAATCTCCATATCTTTAGCTCTTTTTTCTGCGCGAGCAGGTCTGTCTTCGGCTTCGTATTTTCTAACGAGAGCAGATAAATATGAAATCATGTTTTTTCTTATATCTTCAGCCCATGCAATCTGTTTTGGACTTCCGACGAGTTCAACTAATTTTTGTTCCATTGTTTTCGCTTCCTCCCATGCTTTCTTAAGACCGGAGGAAATTGTCATTGCAGATTTCTTGACCAGTTCCCATGCTCTTTTCATAATGTTTGATAAGTTATATTTCTTCATCTTGCTTTCCTCCGTTCCTTTGATGATTACATAATACCACCAATTTGGTGGTATGTCAAGAAGAAACGCAATTAAATTAATGCTAGTGTACGAGTGCTCGACTTTAAATTACTCTTATCTGGGATATAGCCAGTACCGTTTCCTCTACTCATTCGCCTCTCCTTTTCCCAATGTTGCCATTAAGAGATTTGTAGCAAAGCCTTCTATTGCATCGATGTAATCGACATCTTCGTCCTCCCATTCACAGTTGGGATATCTTTCCCGGAATCTATCAACTATATTCAACACAGTTTTATACGCTGCTTGATCGGCTCCGTATTGGTCATCTAAATCTTTAAACAATGGATGTATTTTACCTTCTTGCAGAAGCGTGTCATACATGAATGTTACTTCTACAATGTCTGTTCTTCTAACAGATTCTTCCAATAATTGCAGAACATATTCCGGTGGAGTTCGAACTTCGGATTCCCACGATTCAAGCGTTCTAATCGGTATGTTGTACCTCCTTGAGAACTCCGCTCTGGAGACTCCTATGTAATTTCTCATTTCTGTAATGTTCATAATTGTTACCTCCTTCATAATGAAATAATACCACACAATGCGTGGTATAGTCAATGATAATTCCTTCCATATATTACCGCTATTTTTTCTACATCTGGTGTGATAGGATAAACGAGCTTCACACAGTTAAATTTCTGGCGTAAATTCGATAGGATATAGCAGAAAACGATATAATCTAACAAATTCCGTCATGTATTACCATAAAGTGGTAATTTATAACGGAGGAGCAATGGCATGATTAAAATTTTACTGTCGAAAAAGCTGGGAGAGTTAAGACTTACTCAAGCAGATCTGGCGAGGGCAACTGGAATCAGACCCAATACCATCAATGAGTTGTACCACGAGCTTACAGAAAGGGTCAGCCTTGAACACCTTGATTTAATTTGTGAAGCATTAAATTGTGAGCTGGACGAATTGATTATAAGGGTACCAAACAAGGAAACATCTATAACCCATACACGCCAGGGAACCCAGAAATCTAGCGACACAAAGTAGATTGCTGCAACAATCTACAAAAAAGAGAGGGAATTCCCTCTCTTTTTGCCATAAAGTTTTATGCTGCATTAAGATTTTCTGCATTTTTTCGAAGCTGCTTCATCATATGAAATCTGCAAGTCTTAAATTCATCTCCATAAAGTCCTAGACGGTCTGTCAAAATATTATACATTAAAGTGACTTTTTTCTTTGCAGTATATCCTGCCATTGATCGAAATACTATCTTATCAGAAGATTCAATAGACCATGCTGAAAGAGCGAGAACAAACTGAATGTAGGCTTTGATTTTTCCGGCATGAAGAGTGCTATTAAAAAGTCTGAATTCGACTGTGCCTTTCTGGAAGAAGCTGTGAAGATTCAGGGCGTGGTATCTTGTTGAATTGTAATGACTATGGTCAATACCACCATGATACTGATCGTTCGCACTGCTGTACCAGATTTCTTCAACTTTTCTTGTATCAAGATCCTTTTCTTTTTTCATTGTATCCAGTAAATCCTTACATACCGGCCTGCACCATCTGTCTTTTCTGTTTCCCACTGCAAGAGCATCATAGATAATTTCTTGTCTGCTGAAAAAGAAATTTACCAATCTTCTGAGAGAAGTGGCTGTATGGTTTGCGCCATCAACATGAATATGTATTCCGCAACTGCTATGAGAAACCCCGCCGAGTTCTTTAAATTTACGGATTATTGTCTGAAGTGCTTCAATATCTTCATAATTAAGAGGTGGTGTTACAAATTCAACTCTATATTCATCCATCAATTCACGTCCCGCTTTTCTAACTGGACAAATACTTGAATCTCTCATTACTTTCCAAATTCTTCTTTTGCTATCTCGAATCGTATAAGTACGATAGCAAGTGCGATCAGGTCCGGCGGCATGACTTCCGAGGATTTCTGCAACAGCCTCAGCGGCCATGGTTCTTGTTATTCCTGTAAATTCTACCTCGACTCCAAATTTCTGTTTCTTTAAAAGTTCTGACATATTATTTTCCTCCTATTATCTCTCAAACCTCGCACCGTCTATGCGAATGTTTGTTCTGCTGTTTATGTTTGTATATTACCATATGTACCGCACATGTCAATAGTTTATTGAAGAAAATCTCTAAAAAATTGAAGAAAAACATTGACATAATAGAGAAAAAGAGATATAATAATAACATAAAGAACAGGAGGTGATAAAATGAATCAAAATCGAAAGAAGCCAAAAAAAGAAAGCGGTCATGAAGAGCTGCTCGCAAAATTAGTCTTCATAACCGCAATCTTGAATTTGATTCAAGCCATTGTAGACTTGATCAAAACATTCAGTTAGGAAACGGGGAGGTCAGAGCTCCCCTGAATCCAACTTTAATATACAGCACACAATAACACATGTCAAATGAAATGGAGGTCTATATGATAAATATTATTTTAGATATTACTAAGATCGTTGTTTCCGTAGGAATTCTCATATGCTTGTATAAGATGTATAAAGAAAAGAGGGGAGATTGACGATGATATCCTACAATCCACTCTGGAAAACTTTAATTGATAAAGGGATGAAAAAGGAAGATTTAAAAAATGCCACTGGACTCAGCTACGGAACCATGGCAAGCATGGGAAAGAATGAGCCAGTCAACTTAAAGCAGATAGATAGAATCTGCAAAGCTCTTCATTGCAAGATAGAGGATGTTATAGAATATAAGGAAGATTAAATGCTTCCTTATATATATTTAACAAATGTTAGATTCTGGTTACCTGCCATTAACATGCGGGATGCTATGATTATCATATAATGTCACCCAAATAATTATATCAATCAATTATCTGGTTATGAGCAAGTAGCGAAGAGGATGCTTTTATCTGCCTGATAAAAGCATAGTAAAAATATAAAAAAGAGCTGAGAAGTCCTTAACTGGATTTTTCAGCTCTTTTGAAGTATTGATGTGATTTTGGATGAATGAAGGATCTATTTATTCGGCGTCCAAATTATCAGTATCATAGGATTCGTCGTATGTCTCTGCGTCTGTGTCATCTGAATCTGAACTGTTCATATCAACGATATCGCTATCTGAAGCAGCTGTATCTGCAGAACTGCTCTGGGAGTCATTATTACTGTTATATTTTGCAGTAAAAGTACTGCCTTCTGCAGTAGAAATCCAGGAACTCCGCTCATTGATTTTTCCAAGGATTCTTGTTGTCTCATCACCTTCTGCCGGAGTTGGTTGATAATTATTATATCCATCATAGGCAGCAGAAGAAATGGAGCAGGGAATGATATTGGTCACGTTGTCTTTTTTTACCCCATTGGCATCAATAGTAAAGGTCTGCTGGTAGATCATGGTGTCCATATCACTTGGAGAACTGTTGCCGCCGAAGCAGAAGTTTCCGAGGCTGTATACAATATTCCTGCCTTTATAAGTTTCTATGCCCTGAAGTACATGCGGATGATGTCCGCATACAAGATCAGCGCCTTCATCGATCGCGATGCGCCCAAGTGTTGTCTGGTTGCTGTCCGGAACGGTTTCCGTTTCATTACCCCAGTGGAAGATCACTACGATCAGCTGTGCCCCGTCTGCCTTTACTTTTGCAATATTGTCTTTTAACTGCTGCTCGCGCTCAAGATGGTCATACAGTTCATAGATACCGACTAATCCTACTTTGATTCCTTTTACATCCATAACAGCAGTTTCATCATATCCGAAATGAACGATTCCTGCATCATCCAGTGCTGCCAGAGTATCATCGAAACTCTGCTCGCCATAATCATGACT